GTGGCGACTCCGCAACGATGACCGGTGGCTACTCCGCAAAGATGACCGGTGGCGACTACGCAACGATGACCGGTGGCTACTACGCAAAGATGACCGGTGGCGACTCCGCAACGATGACCGGTGGCAACTCCGCAACGATGACCGGTGGCGACTCCGCAAAGATGACCGGTGGCGACTCCGCAAAGATGACCGGTGGCGACTCCGCAACGATGACCGGTGGCTACTCCGCAAAGATGACCGGTGGCGACTACGCAACGATGACCGGTGGCGACTCCGCAAAGATGACCGGTGGCTACTCCGCAACGATGACCGGTGGCGACTCCGCAACGATGACCGGTGGCGACTACGCAAAGATGTATTTCCAATACTACGACGGAAAACGCAGTCGCACCGTGATTGCATACGTTGGGGAAGATGGTATTGAGCCAAACGTCGCATATCGACTAAACGACGCTCACAAAGTTGTGAAGGTCTAATAAAGCAATTGCCCTTGGTAAAAGCAACGCGGATAGCCGATTCTCACAAGTCGGCCTTCCGGTTTTCTGTTCCAACTGAAGTATCCAGATTGCACATCTGGGGCGCGACTAACCCGCGCGCCACTCATGACAGGCAACGCCAGCTTGAATGTGCAAGGGGCGTGACTCCCTGGAGAGTAAGGAACAAATTTCAAACAAAACGATGAGGTAAAAGATGGCAACGAAGATTGAACAATACAACGCAGCGAAGCGCGAGCAACAAGAATGCCTTACATGGGCGTCGCTGATTGGCGATAAGTACCACGGAGGCGGAGGCGGAATCGGTGAGCTGCGTTCACTGAAACTTGCGAAAGGCGAGGAATCGCCTACGGTGTACCACCAGTTCAGCGACGGAGATACGAACTACCACAAGATGCCTGCCAGTCTGTCTCCTTTCCTTGAAGACGCGATCAAAGCGAGTTTTGGGGTGCTGTTGGCCGATGCGCTGAAGCGGCAGGAATTGTCGCTAAAAGACGCAGCGGCGGAAGCAGTGAAAGCGCATGGTGAACTGCTACGGGCGGCGGGACTGTGCGCATAGCGTGACCGCAGAGAGAGCTGCCAAAACTTCGGAACCGATGGCAGCAAACCAATTGTTCCTATCGTGATAGAGACAGCGATCACGGTTGGTTAGAGACTGTCACCGGACACCTTGGAACGTCGTTTCGCCGGACGCGCAGCAGAAATGCTGAGTTCCTACCTTTACTTCACAAGTGGCCCACCGAACCTGGTGCTGATTTTTCAGCCGACTTGCCCACGAAACGGGCAACCATCATTCTTGACCTGATGGATCAACAAGGACCAACCATGACATGCATACAAATGCAAGGAGTAACAGTGCACTTTGAAACCGCAATTTTTCGGTGTGCAAACGGCGATACATCACCGGGAGTAAGGGCTATGAATGGGCCTGCTGTTTGCTGGTGTAGTGATTATGCGAATGCAGAGCTTATTGCGAAAGCATTGAATCAGTACACGAAGTTGTCCGCATGCGGCGATGCAATGACAAAGCACGATCCTACACCAAACCCGCACTGCGGGATAAAAGGCGGATGCACCACATGGTGCGGCGACATTGCCTGCAAGCGGCAAAACGCAATCTAAGCGACAGAAGGGGCAAACCTTGACTGCGATACACATCCACGCGCCACAGCCGACTATGCGCCGATGCTTTGCAGGCACGTGCCCGGATTGCAAGAAGCGCACGCGGTTTTTATCCTGGTTTGTTGAGTGGTACGGAGACTCGACGACATGCCTACGCTGTGGCCGCGAATGGGAAGACGGCGAATGGATGCCGTTGCCGTTTATGCGTGGAGCACGTCAAAAGAACATCGCCGCAGCAAAGGCCAGATGGCGGCGTTGGATGCCTACCACAAGTTAAGCAACAGAATTTCAACAATCCAGCCGCGTGGCTAATCATTTACGTGGGTTATTGCGCAGTTGTGATGCGCGGGCAGAGAAATTACGTAGGCCTGTTTTTGCTGACGAATCGAGAACACGAACAAGCCGGGATCACATCCGGCACCCACACCATTTATTTAAATTTCAACCAAGCCAGCCACCGTGCTGGCTTTTTTCATGGGGGTTAATCATGAGCGCAACGGCAACCAGGCCCGGCATGGAGGGCATGCATAAATTCATCCATTGCACGCACGGCAGCTTGCAGCTGGAGTGTTATTTTGACCACCAGCCGCATGAGCCACAAACACTGTTCGACCCTGGAGCTGATGAAGCTCTTGAGCTGTGCCATGCATGGCTTGGCGATAAAGACGTGTTTGAAATCATCAGCCCACAGCTCAAGGGGTTTATCGAAACCGTCGCACTTGAGACTATGCAGCGGGCGCGGCTGGAGGATGATGATCGTCAAATCGAGTTCCCGCGCCCAGTGCGCAGCCATCATCGCAGCCTAGCCTGCTTTCTGGGGTAGCGGACATGACGACATACCGAATCACCGTGCGCCGCAGAACCCGCAATCTGCGTGTTATCACCATAACGAATTTGAGAGCGCTGGGGGAAACGTTGCGAGATTTGTGCGACGAATACCCGCGCTGCTTTTTTGTGCTTCAGGGTGTTCACACATGAAGTTTTGTGCTGCAAAGCATTCACACGGGGGAGGAGAAATATGAGTTGCGACATATGCGGCCGTGGAAGTTGCTGTGAATCGTTTCATTCGATTGAAGAGCAATTTAGGTATTCCAAGGTGGTAGAAGCTTTTGATAACGCCCGCGAGATGCGGGCCAAGGTGCGAGAAGAATTCGAAGCAGAACAAAAAGCACAGGAAGACGCACAAGCACAGGATGAAGACACGTAAGTTCGTTATTTATCTTGAAACGTGTAGAACATCATCTTGAAACTGCTATTGATTGCGCAGCATAAACCGCACGCCAATCAACGCATGCAACCAACGGCACCCGCCGACGAGCGGGTTTTTTATTTGTAAAACAGGAGAAAAGAAATGAAAGACAACCACTATCGAGAGAGCTTGATAAGCGACGTGTTTTTGTGCCTCGCAATCGGCAGCGGGTTGGCATATGTAGCCGTGCAATGGTGGTTCGCAAAATGAATATCACCGCATACCTACAGACCTTTGCCATGTACGGGATGAGCGGATACCCAGTCATTTTGTGTCACCGCTTTGCACTCAGGAGAGCCAAAAAATGAAAGCGAAATCAGCAATTGAGCATTCCCGGCTGCACCGTCCACGCCAGCCATTTTTGTCGCGTGTAGAGGGCATTGTGCTGGCACTGGGCGTGCTCGCGTTCTATGCATGGGTTGCATGGCTCAACTCTGGAGCAGGGACATGAAACGCTTTATCCAACAGTACGCCGCTTTGCGCCAGGCTTTTAAAAACAAAAGCCGTGCGCTGCGAGCAGCTATCCGAGACTGCGGGATCAATCCGCGCCGGCTGTCTTGTAGCAAGACTGGCTACAAACACGAATTTCACAACTGGAACTGGAGAACTTGAGAGATGAACGATCTATCCGCCATCAACCCATTTGCCGCATCGGCACAACGCAACCAATCCGCCGTAGCAGGCAACGTGTTAGCGCAGAGCGACCAGCACCGCGCGATTGCCGAGGTGCAGGCCGCAATGATGATTGCCCGCATGAATCCGCGTGACCAACGTACCGCAATGGACCGCATCCTGAACGCTTGCACGCGCCCCAGCCTAGCCGAAGCTGCCGTTTACAGCTACGCCAAGGGAGGCACAAGCATTACCGGCCCAAGCATCCGGCTGGCAGAAGCAATGGCGCAGAGCTGGGGGAACATGCAGTTCGGAATGCGCGAACTAAGCCAGGTCAACGGAGAAAGCACAGTGCAGGCATATGCTTGGGACGTGGAAACCAACACCCGCCGGGAAATCGTGTTCCAGGTGCCACACCTTCGCCACACAAAAAAAGGCAGTTACAAGATTGAAGACCCACGCGAGATTTACGAGCTGGTCGCAAACCAGGGCGCGCGCCGCTTGCGGGCCTGCATCCTGGCAGTAATCCCCGGAGACGTGACCGAAGCAGCTGTGGCGCAGTGTGATGCCACGCTCAACGCCAAGGCCGACACTGGCCCGCAAGCGGTGGCCAATTTGGTTAAAGCCTTTGGAGAGTACGGGGTAAGCAAGGAGCAAATCGAAAAGCGCATCCAGCGCCGTCTTGACGCCATCCAGCCCGCACAAATCGTGAGCCTACGAAAGATTTTCGTATCGCTCAAAGAAGGCATGAGCAAGCCGGATGAGTGGTTCGAAGCGGTAAACGCAGACACGGGAGAGATTACAAAGCCAAAGCAAGAACTTCCGGAGTACACGGATGAGCAGTTCGGCACCAACCTGCCAAAGTGGCGCGCGCTGATTGAAACAGGCAAAAAGACCGCCGACGAGGTTATTTCCATGGCAAGCACCAAGGCGCGGCTGACTGAGGATCAGATGGCGATGATTCGGGCAACGGTAGTTGCGGAAGGAGTTGCAGAATGATTACGCATAACGTAGTACAGGGTGAGCCAAGTTGGCACCAACTGCGCAAGCAGTTTTATCCGGCATCGGAGGCCTCTGCCGTCCTTGGTGCCAGCCCATACAAAACACGGTCGCAGCTACTGCATGAACGCAGCACCGGAATTGTGCCTGACGTAGACGCCGGAACCCAGCGCAGGTTTGATGATGGACACAGGTTTGAGGCACTGGCAAGGCAGATTGCTGAAAAGATTCTCGACGAGGATTTGTATCCAGTAGTCGGCACCAATGGCAACCTGCTTGCGTCATTCGATGGCTTGACAATGGATGAGTCGGTGGTTTTTGAGCACAAAACGCTCAACAACGACATTCGCCAAGCAATGCATCCTGGCTGCACCGGTGAAGACTTGCCGCTGCACTACCGCATCCAGTTGGAGCAGCAATTGGCCGTGAGCGGGGCGAAATACGCACTGTTCATGGCATCCTCATGGGATGGTGATTCTCTACTCGAAGAGCGCCACTGCATTTACGAGCCGGACATTGAGCTGCGCGAGCGCATCATGCAAGGCTGGGCTCAGTTCGAGATTGACCTGCGCGAGTACCAGCCCCAGGCCATCGAGGTAAAACCCATTGGCCGCACGCCAGAAACACTTCCAGCGCTGCACATCGCGGTAACAGGCATGGTGACAGCCAGCAATCTGGCCGAATTCAAGGCGCACGCCCTGGCTATGTTTGATGGGATCATCACCGAGTTGGTGACGGATGAAGATTTTGCCGATGCCGAAAAAGCTGTGAAATGGTGCGGCGAAGTTGAGGACCGGCTTGCAGCGGCAAAGCAGCACGCTCTGAGTCAGACCCGTGACATAGATGAGCTGTTTCGCACCATCGACGACATCATGGCCGAATCCAAGCGCAGGCGGCTGGACCTGGACAAACTGGTGAAGTCGCGCAAAGAGGCAATGAAAACCAAAATCGTGACAGACGCGCGCATGGCCCTTGGCCAGCACATTGCAGCGCTGAACGACCGCCTTGGTGGCCAGCCACTGATGCCCGCCATTTGTGCCGACTTTGCCGGGGTCATCAAGGGCAAGAAGAACTTTGACTCGATGCGGGATGCAGTCAACACTATGCTGGCTGCGGCGAAGGTTGATGCCAACATTGTTGCCGAGCGCATCCAGGCGAATCTGGCGACTCTGAAAGAGCGTGAGTCGTTTGGCTTCCTGTTTTCTGACGTGCCGGTGATCGTGCTCAAGCAACCAGATGATTTGAAACTTCTGGTCGAGTCGCGCATCTCAAACTACCGGGTGGCGGAGGCTGCAAAGACCGCAGCAGCGGAGGAAGCCCGCGCAGCCAAGCGCAGGCAGGAAGAAGAATCGGCGCGCATCGAGGCAGAAGATGCGCTCAAGGCGGCAAGCGCTGTGCAGCAGCCTGTTGCACCTCCTGCGGCTATGGTGTCAGCGGCGGCGAATCAGGTTTCGATACTGGTCGAGCTGAATGCGCTTCTTGTGCGCTTGTCTGATTCTCAAATCGAGCGGGTACTTCACTTCGTTCAATCGCGCTACGGTGCCGAGCTAGGCATTGACGCCGACGCTGCGCACCAGGACCGCACATCAAAACCAGGATACCGCACCAGCGGACCGCGCAAGATTGCAGCATAACCAAAGGAAACAAATTGAACTTCATCACGATAACCGGGAACTTGGGACGTGACGCTGAAAAGCGGGTGCTACAAGACGGAACTTCGGTTCTGTCTTTTTCTGTGGCAGACAGCAGCCCAGGCAAAGACAAACCAGCTCTTTGGTGGGAATGTGGACTATTCGGCAAACGCGCCGACACACTGGAGCAGTACATGCGCAAGGGCCAGCAAGTGACAGTCGTTGGCCAGGTGTCGGAGCGCGAGTACCAGGCGAAGGACGGCACAACAAAAAAGGCGATGTCCGTGCGCGTGACCGACGTTGCGCTGCAAGGCGGCAAGCGCGACGACGACGGTGGCACAAGCTACGCGCCTAAGTCACAGTCATCGGCCCGCCCGGCAGAAGCACAGGCTGAACGGTCCGCGCCTGCTGCGGATTTGGATGACGATATTCCGTTCTGAAGATCACAACAATGACACAACTACTACCCGCCGAATCCCCCCGCTGCCACGGCTTCCAGTGCCCGACACGCGAGCAGTGCTTACGCCACACAGAGCGGAAGCGCCACAAAGCAGATACGCCTTTTGTATCGCATTTGTGCGAAGGCGAAGGGCTTGAGCACTACATACCATCGAAGGAACAGAAATGAGCACACAACACACACCGGGGCCGTGGGCCGTAAGGACGCACTGGAGCAACAAAGAGGCATTTGAGGTCTATCCGACGCACGGTGGAAACGATCCTGATTTTGGCGAATGGTCTGCAATTGTTGAAGTTGGCGACTGTCAATACGAGGAAGAATCCGAAGCCAACGCCCTCCTTATCGCCGCTGCGCCTGATTTGTTGAATGCTGTACGGTTCCTGTTGAGCAATCCAGATAACCGGATCAGCAAAGCAGATCGCGATGCAGCCTATGCAGCCATCGCCAAAGCCACAGGAGGTGCAGCATGAGCACACAACAACCGACACCGGGACCATGGGTCTTAGATATTCGCGGAGGATGCGCCGGTATCAAATCGTCTGAACCAGACGATAGCCCAGGCATGGGGAGCGATTACCCGAGTAATCTACTGATGTTCACATCACGGGGCGCGAAATACGACAAGGATAGTGGCTACTGGTCTTTGTCCGCAGAAACCGTAGCGAATGTCACTCTGGCGGCTGCTGCGCCGGATTTGCTGGAGGCGCTGCAAGAGTTATTGCCTGGATGTGAGGCAATGGGATGGAACACTAAAAAAGCTACCGCCGCCATCGCAAAAGTCAAAGGAGATGAATCATGAAACGAACAGACGTAATCATGAATTGGTACCTGCAACGCAGCAGAAAAGAGGCACAGGCAGAGGCCGATCTGTTGCAGGCGTTGCGCGACGTTGCGCAGTTGCTGGCGTGGCATTCATTTGGTGAGAGCCGGGGCTACAGCCATCGACTGCTGACGCCTGCTCACGCTCTCAGGAACGCGCAGGCTGCGATTCAACACACCAGGGAGTCTGTATGCATCTCATAATCGAAATTGACGAATCTATCCTGAGCGAAGCAGCCGCGAGCATGTTTGTCGAGCAGTTTTCGTACCAGAGGTTTGGCAAGGCATTCGGCACAGAATTGCTCCAGAAACAGGTGCATACTTATGTGCGGCAAATGGACTTTACGCCATACATACAGGCTGCTGCACAAGCAAAACTTGATGACGTTGTGAATAAAGTGGTAGAACATGCATTGCGTGAAGCTGCCAAGAAAAAAGCCGCGCAGATGCAGGCGGATGGAAGATTGATTACATGAAACGCAATGAAAAGTACAGGCTACTACCAATATCCTATGCAGCAGTACAAATTGCGCGCTTGCGGCGCAAGCTGTGGAGCGACAGGGTTATGTCGCGTGATAGAGAGCGGCAAAAACAACGAGCACTTGATGGGATGGCACCATGAGCCAATACGACAAACTGGACGCTCTGATTGTTGCTCGCATGGACATGATCCAAACGGGCCGGTTGAGCGATGTGATGCACGGCGAAGTGCGCGCCGAGTGTGAGCGCATAGCAGTAGCAACCGGACGGGAGGCATTCCGGGTGATTGATGGTAGGTTGCAAGCGCTGCGCAAGCGTGGCGTTATTACGTTTGATTCAATGTTTGGATGGATGACGCCGCAATGAAAACAAGTGAAATCGAAGTTGGGAAAACCTACGTCAACCGTGGAAAAGGAACAACAAAGCGCACTGTGTTGGCCATTGGTGACGAGCACAGGCCGAAACATTTTTTCGGTGCCACGCCTCCGAATGAGCCTGGTGTGCTGTACGAGCAGAGTGGAGCGCTTGATTATCTGTACCTGAGCAGCTTTGCGGCTTGGGCTGGGCGGCAGTTAAAATGAAAGAACTGACACCACACCCACAAGCAGACATCCTGATAGCGATCGCGCGTGGCAAAACGGTACAGATGCGAAACGCACTGCGTGAAAGCAAGATTTGGCATGACGAGCCAACCCCGTTTGAGTATCTGTCAGATGACAGATTTGAATGGCGAATCAAGCCAGAAACCATCACCATCAACGGCCATGAAGTGCCCGCGCCGGTGCGGGAATCATCGCCGGATGTTGAATACTGGTGTGTTGATCTAAATTCAAAAATGCGCGCACACAGAAATGATTTTTATGGCGACGAAACACAAGAGCGTTGTCTGAAATTAGGTCTTGTTCACCTCACACAAGAAGCAGCCATCGCCCACGCAGAGGCGCTGTTGAGCTTCACTAGGAGCGACAAATGAAACCGCGAGGCTTGCTGTGCTGAAAGTGGCGGCGGATATTGGGGGGAACATGGAATGAACCCACACTGGAATTCTTACGCATGCAGTACATGCTGCTTTTGGGATAGAGAGTCTCAAAAAGATGGAAGTTTCGGCAGATGCAGAGCGTTGCCAATACTGCTACGGGACGGAACGTTGACGCTCATCAGAGCCACAGACTGTCGTGACAATCCAGAGCCTACACGCGACCTGCCGACGCTGCGCACAGCGCCGGATTTCGGGTGCGCTAGCTACATACCAGTGACATCGGAAGAATTGAAATGACCAAAGACGAAATAAAAGCCCTTGCCCTCGAATGCGGATTCACACTCCGCGAGCAGCCGGATGGCCGCATGGACCTGAATCCATACGTCTACGACTTTGCTGAGAAACTTGCTTTTGAGCAATTCAGCCAAATGCGCTCAGACGGCTGGCGTCAGTGCGCCAAAGGCCAGAACACATCTCAGTTTTGCGGGCAGCTTGAAGAAGCGGTGAAGGCACTGCGAATTGAAGTTGAACAGCTAAAAACTGAACGCAACCGATCCGGTGTCGAGCTGCGCAACGCAGTGGCCAAGGCCGTGCGGGAAGAGCATCAACGCCAGCGTGACAAGATCGAAGCGCACATCGGGCGCTCAACAATGAGCGTCTACGGAACGCAGCCAGAGTGCAAAGCTGCACGTGATGCGCTACAACGGCTGCTTGAAGACGATGCGTAAAACATCAACCTACGCTAGAAAACTGGCGCAAAGCCAGCATGGAACAGTCACATACAAGATCGGTGACTTCGTGATTGCCCGCGCAAAACAGCGGCTGCATGGTGTTGACAACGTGGTTGCGAGATGCACTCCGTACAAGGACAACACCTATTTTGACTACAAAGCCATCCTTCTGCCGGTACACCTGGCGCTAGAGGGGTTCATCAAGCGAACGGTGCCACCAGAAGACCGCGAATCGTACAACGCATTGGCTTTTGCGCTGAATGAAGCAAAAGCGCGTTACCTGGACATCGGCGGCCAAGGCAATCCGGCCATTGCATTGATAGACAAAGCAGCCGATGCACTTATGCGCACGCTGGAGCGTTATCGACGTATAGGGCAGTGGGGACTCGATGGACCAGCAATACAGGAACTGACGGATGGAGTAAGCCTGTATGAAGATGTGCTGCTTGAGAGCAGCCCTAACCAGATGCACGAAGCAGCGATGACCTCTCTACGATGGATAACGATGCAAGATCAAGAGAAGAAACAAGCAGCCTGACAAGCGGCTTTTTTACGCACTATGCAAAATGAAATTACGCGCTACAATGCTCGAACGCTCCAGCGATCGCGCCGGGGCCAGTCACTGCAAAAAACAGGGGCCGGGATTGAAAGCCTGAAGACGCTGGCGGCGCAAAGCCGCATCACCGCAAAGGTTTGCGGCTTTTTTGTTCGTGCCCCAGTTTATGGTGGCTTGAATAGGGGGGCGCAAGCCCGCCGGTTAATGGCCTCCGCCAGTGTCCCGGTCTTTCAACCCTGTTCAAGTCGCCACCCGATTGAAAGCGGGTGTGCGGTTTTCAAACCGACACAACTGGAGGCCAATCATGGCTGAAACTCTCGCACTCGTCCCCGTTTTTACTGGGACTCTCAACGATCAATCCGTTCAACTTTGCGACGCTCGCACGCTGCACACCTTTATGGAAGTGTTGCGCGACTTCTCAAACTGGATCAAAGGCCGCATCAAAAAATTCAAGTTTGTGGAAGGTGTGGATTTTCTGAGCATTTCCCGCTCGCCCGAATTGGCGAGCGGCAATCGCGGCGCTGCAATTGATTACCACCTGACCCTGGACATGGCCAAAGAGCTGGCGATGGTGGAAAACAACGACAAAGGGCGCGAAGCCCGGCGTTACTTCATCGCTTGTGAAAAACAGGTGCAACTGTCAAGCATTCCTTGTAAGTTGCCCTACGACCGCATAAGCCCGGCGCAGAAGCAGCACCTGAAAGAGCTGGTCGATTTGATCGTCGCCAGTGGCAAGCAGGACTACCCGAGCACCTGGACGCGATTCCAGCGCAAGATGGGATGCAACAAATATGAGCTGCTGCACCCGTCTAAGTTTGCCGACGCCGTGGCCTACCTGCAAGGCAAGCTTGACGACCAGAGCATTGCCACCTTGATTCAGAAACACTTACCAAATGAGGTTCCAACCTTGCCAGCACCCGATACACCAACAAACCAGGACAAAATTTATCAAGCATTGGAGGCTTCCAACCAGGTAGCAGCAAAAGTGCAAGAGACCATGTTCAAGACGCTGCTGCAAGCAGGTAAAAGCTGGAGGAATGAGCGCTGGCTGCTTTCGTTCATGGCTGATGGCCGTGACGATACTGTCGTGAAGCCACACGCTGAACAGTTAGAGACAGACGCTATTGCAATGCCAGTGCAGAAGCTGGCTGTTGCCATTGGGCGCGAAGGTGACATGCTGGTGAGTAACCACGAACTGGCAATACTTGCAGCCGCCTGCAACAGCAGACTGGCCCAAAGGATGCAGCGCATAACGAACTGAAACCCCCTGTTTCTGTAACCAACCAATGGCCCGCTGATGCGGGCTTTTTATTGCCCAAAATGAACAAAACATCATTCAAACCAGGCCAGACACCATGGAACAAAGGAATCAATTTCGACTCTGGTGGACGTAGCCACGAAACCCGCTTCAAGAAAGGGCACATGTCTGGAGCGGCGCAGCACAACTATGTGCCAATCGGCACGCTGCGCATCAGCAAAGACGGCTACCTGGAACGCAAGATGACCGATGACCAATCGCTGCCGACTACGCGCCGCTGGACGCCAGTACACCGGCTTGTGTGGCAAGCAGCACACGGCCCCATCCCTGATGGCCACATTGTTGTGTTTCGTAGAGGCATGAAAACCGTAGCGGAAGAAGAAGTCACGGCAGACAGACTGGAGTGCATCACAAGGCACGAAAACATGCGCCGTAACAGCGTATGGAGAAACACCGAACTTGGAAAACTTTATCAACTCAAAGGCGCAATCATGCGCCAAGTCAACCGCATCAAAAAGGAAACCGCATGACAAATCCCCACATTGACCAAGTACGCCAGTCGCTGCTGGACACACTTGCAGATTTGCGAAACAAAGAAACACCGATGGACATCGAACGCGCCAAAGCAGTGGCCAGTGTGGCTAGTGTGCTGGTGGACACAGCAAGGGTGGAAAGCGACTATTTGAAGATCACCGGCAACGAGCACAGCAATTTTTTGGAGCCGACGGTTGAACGGATAACCACGGTTGCGAGTCCGTTTCCTGCTGTTGCGAATGTGACCAGGCATCGTTTGCAGGGATAACCAACTCACACCCCACCCAACCCGCTCCAACAGCGGGTTTTTTATTACCACAACACCATGACACAACCCAAAACAATCACCGAAGCCATCGCTGGCCAACTCACCAAAACCGAATACGAGCGACGGATCGACGCAATCAAGCTAATACCACAGGCGATACAAGCTGCGGTATCTCTTGGACTGGACAAGGACGCGGCGATCCAGGGCGCAAACCGCGCTGTAGCTGTTATCACAGGCATCAACGTGCTTGAGCTGTTCCAAGTCAAAGCGCCAGCGCCTGTGACAGAAGAAAAGTATCTATCCGTTGGACAGATTGGGCACAGAATGAAAACGAATTGGCAAACTGCACAAAAACGCTTGTGCAGCATGGGGTTTGTTGATGCTGTTGGAACACCAACCGAAGCAGGCAATGCATTCTTTGTCGATGGAAAAGGCTGGTCTGAGAAGGTGGTCGAACTGTTGCAATCTGCGGAGAATGAGCAATGATACGCCGCGCATATATGCGGCCATTGATTCTTCTGTCAGCCACCATATTGATGACCGCATGCGACACGTCATACCACGATGCAAACATGTCTTTTAGAGCCATGGCAAGCACTTGCTCCGCAGAAACATTCACCGTGCGCAGGGTAGACGACGGGAACCTGCGCACACTAACCATAACCTGCAAATCTACGGGTAAACAATGACGGATCAATCATTTTTTTCGTCCGGCGATGCAAGCACAAGCACGGAAACGAGCTGCATTTAATGGTCCACGCAGCTACCAACAAAGGTCTGTTATGTGGCCGTGGCGACATTGATGATGGCCGGTGGTATATCGACTACGAACAGCCAGCCGGGGGCGTGACATGCCAGAATTGCAGGCGGGAAATCAAAAAGCAAACAACGAGGTGACAAAATGAAAAAACGACTTTACCTTTGCGGCCCAATAACGGGCATACCTGGATACAACAAAACGGCATTCAATGACGCCGCAAGTGCCTTGCGAGGTGCTGGCTTTGACGTTTTCAATCCACTTGAGAATGGCATTGAGATTGACGCACCGTGGCAGCTACGTATGCGCGTCAACATAGCCGAGATGATGCAGTGCAGCGGTCTTGCTGTGCTGAAGGGCGCGCACGACTCAAGGCTGTCGATTCTGGAGATGCACATTGCCACGCAGCTAGAAATGGAGCCGGTGCGGGCGATTGAGTATTGGCTGGGGGATTGACACGGATAGCCAAGCTAATCAAAAAGAACGAAGCCACGCTGCGGGCGATAAGAAAACTAGGAGAGGCGGGGTTGCATGACGTAAACGCGGAACTTGGATTCGATGCGAAAGAATGCATCAACTCGCTAAAGCGCTGCGAATACATATGCACTACCAGGGCGGTGATGCGCCAAATGGCAAATCAAAATCCGGCGCACAAGATACGCACACGGGCAATGCACTTGTACGCGATCACTGATAGAGGGCGCATGCTGCTACAGAACTTGGACTTTCCGCCAGCAAGGCAGATGCAGGCGCTCAAGGTGGCCACACCACAGCAGCTACACCGAATGGAAACGTTTGTGATACCAGATCGGAAGCCGAACGTGAATGAAATGGTGGCTGAGATCGGCGGGCGAGAGGTGCGCATTACCTACGGGGTTCATCATCCGTATGAGGTGTACAGGCCTGCGCCGGACAGCTCGCGGAATTACACACCACGGCCACTGAGGTCTATTTTGGCAATGTAACGAACAAAGACAAACAAAGGATTAAACAATGGAATTTAGAGAATTTCCTAAGATGGCGCGATTGTCCCGTGAAGTGATAATCACCGAAAAAATAGACGGCACGAATGCACAGATTTACATCAGCGATGATGGGAAAACCATGTTTATCGGGAGCCGCACACGCTGGATCACCACAACAGATGACAATCATGGCTTTGCAAAATGGGCCGAAGCGCACAGGGACGAACTGCTAACTCTTGGGCCAGGTCGTCACTTCGGCGAGTGGTGGGGTCAAGGCATCCAGCGCAATTACGGGCTGAAAGAAAAACGGTTCAGCCTGTTCAATGTGCAACGCTGGGCGCTTCATGGCACAGAACCTAAAACGTACCCTACTATGGACCCGCGAGTCACACGCACACAAGACTTCTTGCCGCCTTGTTGCGGACTTGTGCCGGTGTTAGACAGATGCACGTTTGACACGAACACCGTGGATATGTGGATGAACTACCTTCAGGCTGCTGGAAGCGTGGCAGCGCCCGGATTTATGAAGCCAGAGGGCTTGGTTGTGTTCCACACCGCTGGGAATGTGGGCTTCAAGAAGACGCTGGGCAACGATGGGCACAAGGGGGTTAAATGACCGAAGCAGCGATATTGGAAGTGCGCCGCCTTAGCATGGAAGTTGAGCGCCTGATTGCCAGCCTGTCGCCGTGGCTGTCAACCGAAGAGATGTGCGCACGGTACACATGCACGCCGCAGACCCTGCGCAACATGGAGCGCCGGGGGACAATCCCGACGCGCTCGAATCACAGGCATTAAGGAATTTACATGGACTACAAAGGTATTTTTACAGGATCATCAGAAACAGAATCCGAGCTGCTGTTGTTTGTGCAGAACGCACGAACACTAGACGACGGAGTACCTCGGGGCCTGTTCAAGGACGACTATTACTGGAGGGTAATGACTATTGGCCGTAACGGACCAGGGGATCATCGAGAGGGTTCAAAGGCTCTTGACGACACTGGCGGATTTTTCTATGAACGTGACGGGCTGGTGTACCTCACCGACAAAGCCAAGGAATGCATTCGCGTGTGACTTAACAGCCCATGCCGCCTACCCCAACTTAGCCGCAAGGTCCGCCGCGCTTGGGTTGAAATACACCAGGGCAATCACCACCAACCCCGCTCAAGCAGCGGGGTTTTTGTTTTTGGAAATGAATATGAACGAAAAGATACTTATCCCGGCGGCAGAAGCTGCAACGCTTCTGAGTATGGGGAAATCAACATTTTGGCGAGAGGTAGCAAAAGGGAATCTGCCGCAACCCGTCAAAATCGGCGGCATTACCCGCTGGCGGGTTTCTGATTTGCATCGGTTTGCGCAGCCAGCCAATCACTCCACCACGTCATGAGATCGCGGCGTGCATCGAGATATTCTGCCCGGTTGTATGCAGCTCGTACCGCGTCAGTCTCTTTGTGCGCCAGCTGCCGCTCAATAACATCGTGCGCAAAGTCAGATTGTTCATTGAGAACAGTGCTGGCAAGCGCACGGAATCCGTGGGCAGTCATGCGCCCACGGTATCCGAGTCGGTAGAGCGCAAACAAAAATGTGTTTTCCGAGATCGGGTGCCCTGGGCGAATAGGCGAATCAAACACATACTCACGATCGCCATTTATGACGCGCAGCGACTCCAGCAAACACTGTGCAGGCGCTGATAATGGGACAACATGTGGTAGGCGCAGCTTCATGCGCTCTTCAGGGACCACCCACACTGCGCTACCTTCGCGCAATTCATCCCATTTCATACCGCGCAATTCGCCAACCCGGACAAACACATGGGCCAGCAGTTGCAATCCAAGCCTGGTAACGGGTTCGTCATAGTCGGCGATGGCGCGCAACAGTGCGCCGGTTTCTTCTGGCGGTATGCTGGCCATTGGCTTTTTGACTTTGCGCGATTGCAGCACACGCGCCAGGCCGCTGGCTGGATGCGTTTCGATCAAACCAGAATCCTGGGCGTAGTCAAGCACAGCCGCTATGCGCCCGGCAACCCGGTGCGCCGTTTCAATCTGCCCTCCGGCCTGCACCGCTTGGACGCACGCAACAAGATCAGCACGGCGCAGTGTGTCAATCGGTCTGGCACCGATGGCCGGGAAAACAAACCGCTCCAGGGTGTTCTCAACCTGTATCTGGTGTTTGGAATTTGAAAGCGTCGGCAGCTTGATTTTTAGCCAGTCACGCGCCACGGCTTCAAACTTCGGAGCCTTGGCAAGGGCATCCGTCGTGGTATCGCGCGCAGCTGCGTGTGCCTTGCGTGCGTCGGCCAGTGTCATATCCGGCATCCGGCCATAGGTGCGCGTGGCTTGTTTCCCTGCCCGTGTGTAGTTTGCACGCCAGCTTTTTACGCCTGTTGGTGCCACGTAGAGGTACAGCCCGGCACCGTCGGCCAGCTTGTAGCCTTTTTCACGAGGTTTTGCAGCGTCAATGGTGCGCACAGTCAAGGTCATGGTATTGTCCCGGTGGATACCACGACGGGTACCATGTTTGTATCGTGGCTTGCGTGGTATCGCTATGGATTAGCTGGGACTATTATGCACCGTCCGCCCAATGGAAAAGCCCCGATACTTAGACAGTATGGGGCTTTTGTGGATTGTCTTGGATTGATACTGGCGGAGCAGGGGGGAGCCAGAAAACGTTATAAATCAACGTTCTAACCTACTGAATACCATGTTCAATGCCATAAACAGCGGAAAACTCGTGGTTTTACCAGTTTTACAATCCCCCCAACAACACCCGCCCCGCCTCTACATGTAAGCGCACCCTGGCGGGTTTTCTGTTTGTGGGGCGCAACTTATGGAAAGTTTTCAGCGAAACAATAACTTTTCTTCCTATGGATGTCTACGCCCCAAAGCGTAGACATTGCAAGCATTGGCAAGTTTCGCCGCAGGCCATAGGTTAGCCTGCTTTTTTACAACAACCACCTGAAAGGTAAACCATGAAACTGTTACCCATCATTATGTCTGCGGCATTGACTGTGTCTATGGCAACATCGGCACACGCAGATGATTTATACACTCCTGCATATTTGAAGCGGTCGGCGCAAAATGTCAATCTTCTTATCGGTGTCAGTACGTTGCTGGAGATCATGTCTATATCTGGTGGCATGCTGTCTGCGGTGCTGACAGTACAGGATTTGGGCCTGGCACCTCGGGCGATTTGCCCTCCGATGGGGAAAGACGGTCGCCCCGATAATTTTGTCGTGAGTTTCAACCTGTACCAAACACTGCGCAACTCAGACATATCCGCTTTCCCTGCAACCGACCAAGGCGGCGCGATGTTCGTTTACACAGCCATGGTAAAAGCATACCCTTGCAGATGAAAAAGTCTACGCTACAATCGCGCCTGGGTGTGGAAGCCCAAAAGACAAGGCGCAACGACAAGCAGCGCCGTAACGGTTAGCTGCTTTTTTAATGCGCAACACACATGCTCAGTTATGACGGGCTGTGTGGGTGGCATCGCAAGATGCGCCGGTCCTTGTCCCGGTCTTCCAACGCCCACACGGTCTGTCACCAACGTTGGAAGCGTTGGCGGCAGGTTTACAACCTGTTGACAAGAGTAAATCATGGCTAAACCATCTCTTGGCGCGCCCGCGCCTGCCTTGCCTTTCTTTTCCCCTGCACCCGATCAATCAACCGTCGCCCACCTCAAGGTCACGGTTCAATCGGTCACGACTAAACCAGACGGCAGTTTGCATCTGGATGTCGTCAGCGGAAATGTCCGCTTTGGAGTCACTATCTTCAACCTTCCAGGTCGCCCTGACTTCAAGAAGGACGACAGGCTGATTCTCGAATATCCCAAAGGTCAAAACCCTTTGGCCGACTACACGGCTGGCTATCACGCCGATGCAGTCACAACAGTTCCCCAACCACCACAACCTTCTGCAAAGAAAGAAATCATGAATTCAATCACCCCTTTCAATTTTGAGTCGAAAACTATCCGTGTCGTAACTGACGAAGATGGCGAGCCTCTGTTTGTCGGGAAAGACGTGTGCGAAGCGCTCGGATACGTCAATGCCAGTGACGCTATTAAGCAACATTGCAAGGGGGTAGCAAAACGCTACCCCCTTCAAACCGCTGGAGGAATGCAGGATGTGCGCGTTCTGACGGAACCAGACGTGTACCGGCTGATAGTCAAAAGCGAACTGCCAGAAGCCCAAAAGTTCGAGGCGTGGTTTTTTGAAGAAGTGTTGCCGACGATCCGCAAGACTGGGAGCTACAGCGCGAAGCCACAGCCGGAACCAAAGAAAAGGATTTCAAGCAACCGCGACCACGTGTCGGCCTGTGTCCTGTTGCTTCGCAGCGCTGCCAAGGATTTGAAGCTGGCACCTTCGGCTGTGCTTGGTGGGTATCAGCGGATCGAGCAACAGCTTGGCGTTGCCGGCCTGCTGCCACATTACGCCACCGATGCGCCGGCAAGCTCTACCAGCGGATCGAGCGAAGTGACAAAAACGGCAAGCGCTTTGTTGGCTGAGTTTGATGTTGGTATGAGTGCCGTGAAGTTCAATCGCTTACTGGTAGAAAATGGAATTCTGGAGGATGTAGAGCGCAAGTCCACAAACGGGACAAAGACATTCAAATCTGTGCGCAACTTGGAGTACGGCAAGAACGCAACGCATCCAAGCAACCCGAAGGAAACGCAGCCAGAGTGGTATGTCAGCAAGTTCCAAGAACTGCTTGATCTGGTGTTGCCTGCCAAAGTGGAGGTAGTAGCATGAGTGCATCCACACCATTTCAGGATGCAGACATTGAACGCGGAATCCCGGCGTCTGAGTTAGTAAAAGTGGCAGCTCCGGGAGAATGCACATGCGCGGCCAAAGACATGCCGTTCGGGCGCTGTTGCAAGGTGGATGCCATTGTGAGCGCTGGCGTTGATGCCTTGTCCAAGCGTTTGCAGCAAGCCGGATGCAAGTCTAATTCTGTCGAATTCGACGGAATTAAAACCACGCCCGGCCACGCGCCGGGTCTAATTCGCAAGGGGAAGATATGAAGATCACCAAACAAATGCGGGGAACAAACGGAGAAATCTTTGAAATCACAGTAGAAAAACCGCCTGGTGCGCACCCAGATTCACCTCGTGCTCTTATGGCAGTTTTGTCGCATGCACGCGACTATTATGGTCCATGTCTTACTCCGAAGCCAATGGGTAGCTGGGAGAGAACTGACGAATACTCCGCACGATGGAAGAGAGATGTTGATGCTGTTGCCATTAAAAATGGATTCCCTGGCAGATGGTTAAGCGTCGCTGAGGTTTATAAACTCATGGACGAAGGATTAGGTGCCACGGCGCATAACCATCGGAATTAAAACCACGCCCGCTCAGGTAGCGGGATTTTTATTGCCCGGATGCAGCTTGATACGCCTCTTGGCAAGCTTTCAAGGCAAGTCGGAGGGTGTCGGCTCGCTCAGAGAACCTGATAAGAAATTCTGAATCTGAACGGTAAAGGGTTGCTCCAGTGCATCCAATGGCACCATCTCCAATTTGGGTAGACGCTGGCACGGCGGGGCGGTCGGGGCGGTCGCGCAGGCTGTCAGATAGAGCGCGCACATGGCGATTAAGGCGTGCAAGTTCATTGTTTTTCTCCGTCCTGAGGTTGTCCATGTTGGCCTGGAGCGCGGCCTCTTTGTCGCGCTGGGCGGTGACGATTGCGGCTTTCTCGGCGTCCCATTTAGCTTGAATTGTGTCGCTTCCGTGTACATATCCGGTGCGATATGTCGCAAAAAAAGCCAAAACGAGACACATCGGTATTCCGCAAATCAGCCACAAGCGCATCATTCAAGCCTCTCACCCAAGCAGACCTGACGCTCCATCTCTCTACGCTTAGTCAGACCTGATAAGGGTACTGAGACTCCACCGACGACAGCCCTATTCCAGCGCGGAAGCTGGGCACATGCCTCTGCGTATCTTCCCGCTGCAAGTAGGCGAGCTGCTGTTGAGCGGGTTGAGTCGCAGGCGATGTGTTCTCCGACGTTGAAAGCTGCATCGCTGAACGCCGCGAGTACGTTGATCGGTAGCCCTGGCCTACACGTGTCCAACCTCTGTACGACATCACCCATCTCCTTGTTCAACAACGCTTTGCATTCAGCAACTGTGTAGACCTTGGACTTGTCCACATTCTTCGTGTGTCCTGCACAGACAGTAGCGATACCAACCGGATCAAAATACCAACGGGTGAATATGCCCTCTGCTGGTATCGCCAGCGCTGTGGCGATGGCCAGGGCAGTTGTTATGCGCTTGTTCATCCTTCATCCCTGGGCAACTGGGTATGCTCCCGCCACGTCTGACAAGAGCATTCGCCTTTTTTCTGCAACTCTTTGATGCGCGCTTCGGCCATCTCAATTCGTTCTTTCAGCGCTTCAAGTTGGGATGCCATTGCATCCAGCACCCGCATGGCTAAAGTGATTTCCATGGTGTCCTCCTTGCAATAAACACAATTGCCGTCCACCACAGCAGAACAACGGCATTTGCAGCCCGGTACGCTGTGCTGTGGGGCTTGGCGTGCATATCAAAACCTTGGGAACGCCACGATTAGTGCAACTGTGGTGATACAGATGTAGGTGATTAGTGCGGGGTCCATATCATTTGGGCGGCTTGAGTGCGTACCACAGTCCGATGCAGGCCGTAAACAGGGTGACGATTACTGTGATAGGTGGGCCGAGAAACATGACGATCCTGCGCAGCCATTTGCCTGTGAAAAAGAAAAACTTGAATACTCCCCGGCCCATTTCGAGGATTTCAGCGATGCCGTCCGTGACTGCCTGGTTCACGTCCTGCTTCTTTTCGAGCCGCTGCAGGTTCTCTGTGGCGATGCGGTTGTTCTCGAAGATCGCCGCCTCCATGGCCTCCATGCGGGCGTTGCCTTCTTTAAGGTGAGCGAAAATAGAATCGACAGCATCCTTGAACTCAGTCACCTTTGGGCAGTCGTCTGGGGTGTGCCAGCCTTTGCGGCGCTCACCGGCGCGTCGTTCGTCTGATGGTGCGGGGACAATGGGGGGGATTTCAGCGGTCATAGACCCTCTTGGTAGCTTGGGTATCAAGCAATTGTCTTTGTGTGACGCTGGAATGACAAACTCTGCGATTGGCGGCCTATACTTGCAGCATGGATAAACCTACCGCAACCAACATCGTCGGGAGTTTCTTACCAATCGTTGACAACTACCTAGTTGGCTGGGATGGCGTCTCGCCAATCGGCGCATTTGGCGAGGTGCTTGATCCAGAAAAGTATGGCGTGATTCATTTTGACGGGCACATCACCCCGCCCCCGCCAACTCCCTCTGCTTCACCATCTTGTTGAACTGCGCCATCCTGGCTGTGATCTGATCGTTTATTGCCTTAACGCGCTCCGGTGGCGTATCTTTCTTAACCAGTGCGCGCCGTAGGTGCGTCAATTTCTGAATCTGCTCTTCAACGTGCGTCGCAGCAGTCAACAGTTGCGCATCCGGGTTCTCGCGCAGGTATCGAATGATTTCCAATGGCTTGTGGTCCCGCTTGAGGCCATCAATCTCGGCTTTGTGCGCGCCGATCTGTTTCAGGTTCTCATAGAACCGGCTTGATTCGGCTGCATTGCCTTCTGTGGTTCCGACAAAGCGCCCAATCAATGGTGTCTTGAACAGTGGCAAATCCTCACCTGTCGTTGCTGATTTCACCACCTGTGATGCCTTGCTGATCTCGCGGCCAACGCCACCCGTAACCTGGCCGATCAGGTAATCAATCTGGTCTGGCGTTGGACTCGCAACTCCTGGTTTGTACTCGTCTCCACCTGTTGCGTAGTTGACTGCTTTGGATAGGAACGTAGCCCAGGGCGTGGCGGTGTCCTTTGCCCGCGTGTGGCCCGCAGTGGGGCGCAGGGAGTTAAAGTCCAACTTGGCAATCGGCTTACCTGTCCAGTCTCTGTTTTCAGTCAAAGCAGCAAACGGATCGAGCACTGTGGGCGCCAGTGTTTGCATCGACAATCCCGCAGACCCAATGGGGTTCATGGCCTCAGCGAACATGGCTGCGATCTGGGCGATGCGCTTTGGCGTGTTCTTGAATCCGCCCATGGCCCACTCTGTAGGAATGCGCGCAAGGCCTGGTATCACGTGGAAGCCCAGCGGCATGGGGATGGAGACATACTTGCTTCCGCCAATCGGGATAATCAGATTCCTCTCGCGCACGAAGTCTGGAGGCTCCCCATCGTCAAACCCCGCAGCGGCCAGTAATACGGCCTGCATGGCACCCAGCGTCAATCCTCCGATGAGGATCTGCTTTCCAACGGTAGACAGCTTGCCATCTTCGGTAAGAGTCTGGGCGATGCGCGCAGTGCCCTGCACACTGGCATTGAAGAACGCATACAGCGCACCAGCCTGTAGCGCCACTTGCCCCTTGCGGTTGAAGTTCACCGTCAGATTCTTGGCAAGGCTAGCAGCTTGCTGGTTGCTCATGCCCTGTTCCTTGGCAACCTTGTACGCTGACAATCGCACAGAGTTCTCCATTGCTTCGTTGTAGTCACTCAACCAGCCAAGGATTCCTTTACCCAACTGCTTGGCCTTGCCAGCGCCGATGTCTTTGATCTCTTGCTCGATTGCGTCTGCGCGTTCTTTCGCATTGGCAAACATATCACGGTATCCCGTTGCGCCACCTTCGCGCTGAAACTCTTCGAACAGCTTCGCATAGTCAGATGTTGCCGCTTTCCCTGCACGGTGTTTGCGCAAGTCAGAATAGATGCCCATCAGTGCCGGTACCACGTTCTTGGCGATGGCACCTTGCTTGCCTTTGAGTGCGGTGGATTGCAGATTGAGCATGCCCGTCTGAATGTCGCGCAGCAGGTTGGTCACGCCGAAGATCGGATTGAACTGCGTATTGATGGCCGAAAAGTAGCGGGTGGCCTTGGATACAGCGCCCATTACCTCTCCCAACTGGTCAGAATCAAGATTTTTTAGCGCCTTGACCATACGCATGGCACGCTCATCCTTCTTGTTGAAGAACACGAACTTATCCTCGCCATCAATGCGAACGGCCAGAACGTTTTCTGCATTGCGCATGGCTGGATTGATGCGTGACTCCACCGTCTTGGTGATTGGGTTGATGTAGCGTGTCGTCGGCTCTCTGGCAATGCTGTCCGCGTCTGCGGGGTCCAGGCCCATGTTGACAAGCTGCATCATGGTGTCCATGACCTTCTTCGGGTTTTGCTGCAATGCAGGGTCAATTGCAAACCAGAAGTCGGGGTTGGGCGCCTTGAGCACCAGGCCGTAGAGCGCTTCACCAATACGCTTTTTCTCGCTGCGGGTGATGGCCCGCTCATGCGCCATGACGATGTTTGAGAAGATGTTTACCACCTTCTTATCGCTTCCCATGAATCGCTTGCTGGCACTTCCACGGGTGCTGATGCCCTGGCCGATGCCCATGCCGTTCTCCATTTCCTCACGTTGCAGTGGGACGTACTCGTCGCCGTAGGCTTGTTCCCATGCTCCGATGGTTGACTGCTTTTCAAGACCGCTGGAAACCAGCAACTCACGGGTGGATTGGGTGATCTTCTCAACCTTGGCCGCCAGCGACTTGAATGCCGTGGTTTGCGCAGGGGTCAATGCAGCAAGGTAGGCGCGAGCATCGGCAGTCTTGATGCCGCTGCCGCCGTCCTGCATGTCTTGGTTGTCGGGATTGATCTTCGCCGCCTGGATGTTGCGCGCTTCGGCGTGTCGATTGTGCAGATACGCTTCCAAGTCCTCCATCGTTATGCCGCGTGTGCGCAGTTCAACCAACAACGGGCGCACCTGCTTCTCCAAGAACTCCTTGGTGGCCATGGCTGCGCGCCCGTGGTACAACTCTTCCTGCAGGTACGGGTTTTGCTGCTCATTGATGGCCCCTATGGTCTGGTTGATGGTGTCAATGACTCGTCGCGTGTCGATGTTCTTGTCCTGCATCGAGTAGATGAAGTCGTCCATCTTGGTGGCATCTGGTGCTTGCCATGTTGTTGGCAGGGCTTGGTTTGTGATTAGGGATTTCGGCCCGTTTTTCTTTGGCAGGACAATGGAGCCTGCCGCCTGAATGGTGCTCATCCCTATCCCTCGCTTGTGCCAAAATGCCTGCATAGCGTGGTCGTTCAGATCGGATGCCATCAGGTTTTCAGCAACGCGCAAGACTTCTGACAAGGCCGTGTCTGCTGTTGGCGAAAGGCCAAGCAGAGTGCGAATCGCCTGCACCAACTTGGTCCACAGGTTCTGGTTTTTGTATGGTATCCCTTCAAGATATGACTGTGCTTGAGGACTTGTCAAAGCCCATGAAAGCACCTCGTCAATACCACGGAAGGCGTTGTTTGCCCCAGCTCGCACATCCTTTTCAAACTCGGTCAATTCTGTTTTGCCGCTGTCGGCCTGGGCGAACCTGTCGATGATGTGGCTGGATATAGCGCTCGTTACGGCGGACAGATCCCGGACATGCTTACCGGCCAAAGAATTGGGATTTGTTCTACCGAACTGAACAACGCCCATCGTCGCAGCGTGTACCATCTCATGCAGCACCGTTTCGTAATCCGTCCCTACCCGGCCAGTCACATCGGCACCAGCTACCCACACAGTAATATCGCGGCCTTTGTTGTCAAACCCGGATTCTGTGTACCCCCTGGACTTACCCATTTGTGCAGGAACCTGGTCGCCACGATGCGCAACGATCAATTCCAGTTTGACACTACTGGCCTGTAATCGCTCCAGTTTGGAGATGACTTGCTTTGCAATCTCGGCCTGTGCTGGTGTGCCTGTTTGCTCAATGAATCGAGCTGCGTCAATAAGGCTTTTGCCCTCGATGCCAGCTTGCACCTTGGCAGTCTCTTCGTAGCTGGAGTCGCCGTTGCTGATGTGGGATTGTTGTGTGGATGGTTTGATGATCTCAGAATCCTTCGGGAACCAGTATTCATCAACAAACCACTTGCCCTTGTTGGAGCTGTGCGTGAATGTGCGGGCGCTGTACTTGCTGGCCTCTGTTTTTGAGTCCATCCAAATACCGCGCTTCGCCTTGCCTACGTTGGTGGTGTAAATCTGGATTTCGTACTTCTTGCCGTTGATAGAAACTTCGTCTCCTTCATTGGCGGCTGACTTTGCGGGCTTGGGTGCTGTTGCTGGCTTTTCAGCCTTTGTAGCTTCAACAGGCGCAGCTTCTACCGGCTTGGTTCTGGCTGCAAAGTCCAGGTGCTCAAGTTTGTCGAACAGTTCGTTGATGTCCGTGATACCCGAGTAATCCCGGTCACGCTGCATCACATTTGCGCCACCTTTCTCAAGAACCACAATGCGCGTAGCTACTGACGTTCCAGCGCGTTCAAATGCAACTTGTGGCAGTTTGATGTTGGCAACCAACTGCAAGCCTTCTGCGGCGTTGAATGACTCGGTTTGCGTGCCTGTGCGCTCAACCCTACGAACTTCGTGCGTGCCCCATCCGATTGTTCTACCAACGTCAAAGAAGAGGTTGTTCTTTGAGTCATACGACCCAACAATAAAAGGCCGTTCTTTCTTCTGATATTCATCGTAGACATAGACCGTATCGCCCTTACGAACATCGCCCGCATCAGACTTGAATAGTGGCTTGACCGGCCTCTCGCTCTTGTCATAAAACCACTTATCAAACTTCTTATCTGCTGCTGGCCCGGTGGGTATCAGCGCAACAATGCGTCCACCGTCTCGCAAGTGGGTCGCAGCTTTTGCCAGATGGTCAATGGCCGTCTTCCCGCCTGATCCAAATGGCGGATTCATCGCAATGCCGTCGTACTTGTTTCCAACGTGGTGATCTTCAAACGTACCATCAATAATGCGATCCTCGGTAGGATTCATCACCATTGCCATGCGTGAGCGCAGCGTCAGGCTTGGCTCAATTGCGGTACGGCTGGTGTTGTCTGGTATCCATCGTGCAATTGCTCCATGCCCTGCGCTTGGTTCAAGAACATCCTCACCGCCTCGCGCATCCAGCCATTGCGCCATTTTCAGGCCGATAGGCTCAGGCGTGGCGAAGTAGTCGGCACCCTCTTGCGCTTTGGTTTTGCTGTTCTTTTTCTGTTGCCCGAAGTAGAAGGTCTTTGCCCGGTCGTACTCGGTGATCGCATCATTAGCGGCTTTGTCTCGCTCCTTTCCGCCTTTGCCCTCGTTTTCATGCCCTGGCGGGTAAGCGTCTGATTCTTCAAACGACTGGATGAACGAGTCTTTGAGCGCGCGCGCCATCTCTCCCATGCCAAGGTTCTCGGCGGTACTTGCCCGCCCTGCAATGGTGGTTGCAAACGTCCAGCGCTCCCAGTTGGTACCGGTGTTCATGTAGCGCATGATCGCGTCTGATGCTTGCCCTGTGCGGTAGATTCGACCCTCTTGCTGTATCGCCAGTGTGGGGGCTGTGGGTTGCCCCAGGTTGATTAGCACACGCTGATGCTTGCCTGTGGTGTCGTGCCCACTCCAGCCTTTGTTCTTGGCAGACTGCACCAGCATGACCTGCGGCCCATTGGCATCGTCTTGGAACGACTTGTAGCGCTTGAGTAAATCAGCTTGCTTTTCGTCGCCATTTATCAACAGAGTCTGTGGTAATTCCCGGCTGAATACCTCAATGGGCGAAGGCATAGAACCAAGCGGCGCATTCACCAAGTCCTTGAACTTTGCTTCGAACTCCCGCACTGCAGCGGCCATGTCCGACTTCACCGCCGTATTGACACGAAACGGATTGAAGCCTCCACCCTTCTTGTAATCGTGGAACACCACTACCTTGCGTCCCATTGCGAGGTGCTGCTTCACAATCGGAATTACCTCAGTGGCCTTGATCGCCTCCAGTAGATAGCGTTTTTGCAGGTACTTGAATTGCTCATTGATCGCATCTCCAAGATCGGAATATGGGCCTTGGCCTTTTTCTGCCTGTCGTTGCTCGCTGATCCAATCCAGCGCTTCGTCAATGCGGTTGCCAATGGCTGATTCCACCAAAATGAAGCGCCTGTCATAGTCGGGTTTCACCTCAAGCATCCGGCCCGACAATGCGCCCGACTTTTTCAGGCTGGCATTCCACTGGCGCTGCATCAGTCCGCGATCCACCTTTGAATCAGGCTGTGTGAGTTTGTTGTAGCGCATCGAGTAACCGAAGTGCTGCATCATGTAGCGGTCTTTGTTGCTGCCCGCGTTGTAGCCTCGGAATGATCCTTCTTCGCTTGCCTGCCCTTCGTTGTAGTCAAACAGGTAGCCGTTGGCCCAGTCGATTGTTTTTTCGTAGGCGAAGGGCGTAGCAGATAGTGCGACCAGTCGTGTGCGGCCTGCACCCTGGCTGGCTTTAACTTCTGCCAGTACTTTGGCCTTGGCGGCATCGAGTTTTTTACGCAAATCACCAAGCTCAGATTGCATCTTTTCGCTCTTGGCTTCGAGTGAGGAACGGCGCATATCGGTTGTGTCCGATGCTGACATGTCGCGTTCGATTTCTTCTATTCCCTTGCCAAGTGCTGTGGCTCGATCAAGTTCCGCACGGTGCAGCATGTTGAAGCGGGTATGTGCGCCGTCCGGGTGATTGGTGATAGCGCGCAGGTTGTACAGGTAGCTTGTCGGCTCACCGTTCGCCGCTTGCATGAGCGAGTGCGCCTCATCTGATACAACCAAATCCCACTTGCGACTTGCCAGAGTATCGTTCTCTCCAAGGTTGGCGTAAGTCGTGATGACAATACCCTTGCCTGAGTCCTTGGTGTCTTTCAGCAAGGTTATATCCAGGCCAAGCCGCTTGCCTGCATCTATCCAGTCGGTTCCAATTTTGTTATCTGGCGCAACGATCAGCGTGTTGTTCTTGCCTTGCAATGCAAACCGCTTTATAACTCCAAGACCTGAAAATGTCTTGCCTGTACCAGTCCCATTGGTAAACAGCATTCCGTAGCCGTCAACCTTGGCAAAGCGTGTTTCTGCCAGTTTTACATCTTCTTGCTGGCCGGGTAGTAGCTGGGGTAACGTGGCTCGGATGTTATCGATGTCGCCCGTTGTTACCGGGACTTTATTGGCGCGTGCGCGCTCAATCCCAGCTTTTAACCCTGTATGGCTTTGGTCAGCAGCTGCGTCAACTTGGCTTGTTGAGATGGGTTCAGGAGGTACTCCTGTGATGCCAGAATCACCGCCTCGTTCACTGAAGTCAGCTCCGGTAACGATGCTCGTAAGCTCGGATTGTCCACCAACATGATGTAGTCGCTGATTGCCTCGTTCTCCTGTAGCAGTGGTGCTACCAGTCGGTACGCTATCACCGTCCTGTTGTCCGCGCCCTGTGCTTCCAGTGGTTCGTCCACCAGCTTCTCCAGGCCGGACGGTAGTTCCTCCTGCGTCATCCTGAATAGCGTACCCCACGGTTCGCTCAGCGCTTGCGACTGCGCTATTTCGTTCCACACTATTGTCGGTACTTGGTACATTTGATACTCCGTTGCCATGATTATCGGTTGTCGCTGCATCGTTTCCGCTTTGCACATCTTGAATGAACCGCACAACATACGGTTTCATATTTTGCGCAGCAGCACTCCCAAACTTGTCTAACACCATCTTCACAATGGCGCGCATGGCTTCCTTGATGTCACTGCCTGCGTCTGCCAGATTGGCAATAGCAGCTTGGAATAGCGGCTTGGCCTTTGCGTATGTGTCCTCGTCAAAGGATAGACCAGAACCAAGCCTTCCGCTAGTATTTCCGCCAAATAATGCGCCCAGTCCGTCGATTGCGTTGTTCAGTGCCGATGCGGTATTCTTTACAGCGCTTACTGTGGCCTGGGTGGCTGTGCGTGGGCCTTGCTTGCGCTTTGCTCTTGCTGCACGTATCTTTTCAGGAACACTCTTAGGTGATTCTGCCGGTTGACGCCTTGCCAGTTCTTCTGACAAAACATCGTCAAACATGGCGTTTAAGTCGGTTGCGTCTGTCGTGCTACCTGTCTTATCCTGCGTCCCGAGTGCAGCAATAGCTTCTGCCCTTGTATTGAAATCTCCAGGTATCCGTCCATTGGTTTCATTGCTGATTGCAAACCACTTGCCGGTCCCTATTGCGGTATCCACTATGCCGCCTGTTGCGGGGTCTTCGTTTGTTGCGAGTCGCCCTGGCGCGCTTTCTGTCCAGCCTGCTGGTAATTTTTCTGCGGGCGCATTCTTCGCCCTTATCCTCTCCAATCCTTCCTTGAGATTGGTTGGTGGCGGGGCAGGATCATCTGCCGGCGCATCAAACAATCCACCTTGAGGATTGAACAAGTCAACCTGATCCGCAGTCACCTTGCGCGTGATAGGTTTATCGCCGCCCTGTTCTTTGCGTGCTGCTTCGGCCTCAATCGCTGCCTGCTGCGTCAGAACATCTGAGCGGTTCGGGCTGGTCAGTCCGAAGGTTTGCTCTTGCTGGTCTTGGCCTGTTCCATCTTGAACTGGAGCGCTTCCCGGTTGTGCTGCGGTATCATTTCCTTGAGCGCTTCCAGGACTCGCTTCTGTGATTCCAGCGGTAGGTGCTTGATCTTTTCCGACACTCTGTTGTTCGGCATTGTCGGGGGTGTAGGCTTCGCCATATAAGTCGCTCCATTGTTGCTGTGCCTGGTGCCATGCGGCGTGTGCATCAAGGTCAGCACGACGCGCAAATATTGGATGCCCATTGTCGCCGGTCAGCACGTCGATTGCAGCATCCTGCTCGTTGGAAGTCAGCTTTGCGAACTGTTGATAACGCTCCGATTCTTGGGCGCGTTTGCGCTCGATGCGTGCTACTGCATCTTGGGCATTGCGCAAGATGCGCTCTGGTTTCAGTAGGCCGGTGGGGTCTGGTTGTTCAAGTCTGGTTTGAACACGGCGGACCATGCTCGCCAAATTGTCTGTGCGCGTGTACTGGTCGTATGGCAAACCATACTTATCCGCCGCATCCTCCATCTCTGCGCGCCGGTACGATTCCATTTTTGCCGCAGCATCATCCGTCTGCATGTTCATCGGGAGATGCACCTTGCGCCCTGCAACCTCGTCCTGGATCATGGATGCCAGCACAGTATGCGCGTTCCCTGCATCAAGATCGTCCTGGGTGATGTACCCGGCTTGAACCGCTCTCTCGGCCAGTGCGTCCAGGCTTAACCCGTTCTTGCGGAATGCACGCGGCAGGATATTGTTTGCCCGGAATGCGTTGCTTTCGCCAACTACGTCGGCGGGTGAGTCGCTGATACCGTTGGCAACAATGAATTCTTTGAACGGACTACGCTTCGGGGCGGCTTGGGTTTGGCCTGGGGTTAGTCCGAGTCTGTCTCGCAATTCTCCCTTGAGCGCCTGCTGGCGTTGGCGCTCGTCCTTCGGAAGATTGATAGATGGCAGGGCGGGAGCAGATAGCTGCTCCCTCTGTGCCCGAAGCCTATCCGGCACGCTCAGGGGCGCTGGGGTAGGCTTGGCGCCGGGCTGCTGGGCCGGTTGTTGCGCTTCTGGCGCGATGGCTTGGGTGGTTTGATCATTGTTTTGAGCATCCCCCGAGTTGGTGGAGTAGGGGTGTTGCGCAAGAGTCTGCGGGTTTAGCAGCCCTTTTTGCCCTTGGGCATCTGCATTGGCATCTTGGCCGGGGCTTTGCTGGGAGCTGATTTTTTGCTGGGTACTGGGGTTTTGGTTGCCATAGGTTTCTCCTGTAGTTGGCGTGGTGGGTAAATCTGATTGCGTTGTCGGCTGTTGTTGCGCATTGCGCCGTGCCGTTGCGATACTTTCGCTGGCTGAAAAGTTTTGCAGCCACTCAAAATCCTTTCGTTGTTTGGCGGATAGCCTGCTCTCAAGTTCCTGGTTGCTGAGGTTGCCGCCATCTTGTACATCAAGCAATCCAAGCAGCATTGAACGCTCTTGTTCTTGTGGCGGGCGGATTACTCCGGCTTGCGCGTCTGCTGCAATTCCCTCGCGCAAAGACTTGGCTATCTCGATAGCGATATTCTTCTGGTCAACCTTTGGCGCTTCGACTTTGGTTGCATGCGCAGCCTGTTCAAGTGTTGACGCTTGCTCTTGTGCGGCATTCTCTTGCTCGATGTCATGCGCGCCAGTTTCAACGGCGGCGATTGCGGCATTGGTGATGGACGGAGCATCAGTGGGGACCAGCCCCATTGCCTCTGATTTTGTCTGTTGGGGCGGTATAGCCGGGTCGTCCGGGTTGATCGCCGATTCATCCGGGTTCGCTGACTGTGGCGCATACCCCATGACGCGCGCCATGGTTGCTGCACGCTCATCTTCTGGCATTGCAGCAAGAGCGTTTTCAAAGTCAGAACGATATGCGGTTGTACCGTCTTTGAATACAACCATTGCCCCTGCATCCGGGTTTGAGCCAATCAGGGGAGGTTGATCTGGGGGTGTTTCTTGTTGTTGAGGTGCAGTAGCTTTTAGGTAATCGTCAATCTGGTTGCTATCCGATGCACCAGTAACCCTATCAATCGCCTTATGCCCAGCTGCCATGCCGACACCTTGACCTAAGCCAAGCAAGGATTCATCAATCACGTCGCCAGCATCGACATTCCCATAGGCGTACTTCTGCCCTGCGGCCTCAGACAAGCCTTCTCCAGCCATCTCACTGCCGGTGATGCCTGCTCCGCGTAGTGTCTTGGCACCAAGCGTATTCATTGCAGCGTTACGCGCTGAAATGTCAGCCGATATTTCAGCGGCTTTTGTTGCGCTGATAGAACCGTCTTTTACGCCTTCGGCAAGTGCTCTGGCTTCTTTTGCAAGGACTCGCTCACCTGCCCCAGCAACACCCATTGTCAAGGTGTTGAGTAGTGCGTCTGTCCCTGCTGTGCCGACACCTTTGCGCTGTGAAGCTGGCAAGAATTCGGAGTATTTCTCCCCGATCATGGCCGACATTGCGGCCTTGTCTTGTGGGTTGATGCCCCGTGCTTGAGCCTCTTTTTGGATTTGCTCAAGCATGGAGGAACCTTGCTCAACCGCATATCCGCCAGCAGTGCCTCCTACAACGCCACCTACTGCCGTTCCCCATCCAGGTAATACCTGAGAGCCTAATGCCGCACCGGCGAGACCTGCAGCCATACCTGGCGCTGAATTGGGCAGATTCTCGGCAATCATCCCCGCAAATTCACGTGGGTGCTGCGCAAATTGTCCCAACCGTTTAGCAGCAGCAGACCCGTATGCAAGCGTCGTATCGACTACGCCATCCGCTTCGTTTGCGCGCTGGCGGTATGGGTCGTATTCCTTCTGCATCTGCACCTGTTCATGCGTAGGTGCTGTGCGTCTGCTATCAACATCAGCAACGATTCCAGCTATCTCGTCTTTGTCATTGGTTGCAGCGATGCGGCCATAGTCTATGGTGTTGCGGATGCCAAAGCCAAGACGGTCTGTTAGAGATGGTGGTTTTGGTGACTCGTATGGAACTGCAGTAGCCCAATCAAACGTATTTTCTGCTTGCGCTGTACTGCTATCAAATTCAAAAGCCATCTGTGACTCCAGTTAAGCTGGGACAAAGTTCTTGCCATCCCATTTGGCGCGGTTGCCTTTTGCATCCACGTATATTTGCCCGACAACTCGTTCCTGTGTACCAGCGCTCTGTGCTTCCGACTGAGAAGGTGAAACAAAACGACCTACTCCACCATCTGCAGCAGGGACATAAAGCGTAGACCCACCATTTAATTTTGTGAAGCCATCAGGGGCCATCTTGTCTGCTAGAGGCACAACAGATGGTTTGAACGCATCCCATTTACCCTGTGCTGCACGTAACATGTGCTCGGCTGCTGCTTTTTCTTCTGGCGTTTTGGCTAAAGCGTATTGCGCTTGAGCGTTGACAAGCTGCTGGGTCAATTGATTCTTCAACGCTTCACCGGGCGCAGTCTGAGCCAACTTCATGCTCTCGCCTTGCAATCGCGCTTGGTTATCCGCAGCATGGATGCCGAAGTTTGTAGCATTGGTTGCAGCGTTTGTTGCAAGCTGGGTCTCATGCAAACCGAAGCCCGCGCCCTCATTCAATCGAGCTGTTTGCAGCAACTCCAATTGCTTCTCACCCCTGCGGTATTCCTCTGGTGTCAGGCTTCGACTGCTAAGGTGTGTATTGAGATTTTCGATTTCTTTAGCCAGTTCAGTTTGCCGTGCGCGGCTGTCTATCGCCCTATTATCAACCTGCCCCTGCTGGTATTCAGCCTGCAACTCTGCCTGACGTTGCGCCATGCGCGCTTCTGCATCCATCCTTGCATTACCGCGTGCCACAAGGTTGTCTGTTGCAATTCGATCCTGATCGCTCTGCGGCTTGCGGCTGATTAACGCCTCATTGCTGGCCATACCCGCTGCGTCCGTCATGTTGGTGAACAACGGCGACTGGCCGGGCGCGTTGAAGCGCGTGACGCCAAAGCCTACGTTCTGGCCTGTTGCGCCTTGCAGCACGGCGGGCGTATCTTTGGCGGATGGCTTTGTAACAGGAGGCGCAGGGATGCTCCGGCCTTCGTTGCTGTAGTTTGCGTTGGTTGCGGGATTTGCTCCAGAGCGTTGTCTGTCACGCGAGCCACCGTCCCCACTCTCTGGTGGGGCGCTATCAGCCTTCGGTGTAACCTCTTTATACCCATTCGTAACACCAATCCATTTGTCTAAACCAATGCGTGGACTTCCTTTGGCATCGACAAATGCCCTGTTGGCTTCCGCATCTTTGGCTGCTTGCTGGGCGGCCAGTCCTTCTACCAATCGTTTATTCGCTTTGTCACTGCCAAAGAAGTCAGGGCCAAAAAAACTGTCCTCCGCCCTAATCCCAAACCCCCGCTTCACCGCCTTCGGCTCTTTCTCGTCCTTGGACCCCATCATGTCACCTGGGCCTTCTGAATCCATGTGGATAGCCTTCGCGTCGGCCTGCTCCGGTGTCATACCCTTTTTCGCCAGTACAGCTTTGCGCAACTCGCGCAGGTGTGGCAACAGCGCAGGATCAGCGGCCAGCATGTCATTGCTCACCACGAACTCATGCGGCTCGTAGAGTGCAGGAATCTTGTCGCCTTTGCCTTTGCCTGGAACCTCGCCGCCTTTGCCAGTCTGTAGGGTGCCACCGTTCACAGCCCCCGCTGCCTTTAGCCGGTTCTCGATGCTGTTACCACCTTGGCCATCAAGACCACGGCGCACATCTGGCATTGTGTTCGGTTGCTGCTGCTTGGCCTGCGCTGCTGCTTTCTCTGCCGCTGCTTTTCTGGCAGCGAACGCCTCGTCTGACTCGCCCATGCCCACGGCACCCTTGATGGCACCCCACAGTCCGCCCTTGGCTGCGTGAATCTCGCCGCCGTTGCGCAAACCCACTGGCCGCAGCCCATACCCTACGGGCTTCAGCTGGGTGTCGACGCCTGGCGGCATCATCTGAGCCGCCCGCGCATTCTTCAGCTCCAGGTCAGCATCGACCTGCGCCATCTTGGCCTGATAGTCCATCTGATCGCGTGGCGACAGCCACTTGATGCCGTTGGCCTTCTCAGCGAAACCGCCCATCACGAACCCGGCATTCGCGTGGATCTCCCCGCCGTTGCGCAGCTGGTAAGGCGTCATGGGCGTCATTGGTCGGGTCAAGCTATTCTGCGCCCGGTTGAAGTCAGCGGCGATGCGCTGCTCCCGCTGAGCACGGTACTGGCGCTCCAGTGCCTTATCCTGCAGGGACGAGGCAAACTGAGTGTCCTGCATCCCCTGCGCCCGGCTCCTGTCCTGAGCAGACCAGTCAAAATTGCGGGCTGCAGTCATCCTGGCCAGGGGGTCATCCTGTGGGGCATACCCAGGCATGCCGAACCCGTTAAAAGCCCGCAGTGTCATGTGTTTAGGTTTGCAAGTCATCTTTATTCTCCTGAAAAACTGTGGCTCTCGGACAGGTTCGCTCCAAGGCTGGAGCTTCCCGAAGCGCTGACGCTGTAGTGCTGCTGGCTGAGCGCCGAGCTGATAAGCTGCGCGTATACCTGCGACGCGGCCTTCGTCGCGTCCTGGGACAACGCCTTCGATGCCTGGACCGCATCCAGGTTCATCTTCGCCACCTGGGCAGCAGCGGTCTGAGCACTGATGTGAGCCTGGGTAGATGCTTCCCACACCTTCGCCTGTATCGCGTTGAACGAGGCAATGGCCTGGGCGTAGGTCGAGTTGGCCTGGTTGTTCACTGCAGCGAAATCCGTTTCCGCCTTTGCTTTTGACGCGTTTGCGTCCACGCGGGCTTTGTACATCTCGACGCGCAACTGGTCAGTGCCTTGTTGCAGCTTGAACCGCTCGACCAGGCTCTGGTGCACTCTCGTCGCCGCCTCGACCTCTGCGCTATACCCTTGCAGTTCGGCTTGGTAAGCCCGCACGCGCTCGCCGTAAATCTGCGCCTCGGCGGTTTTGCCCTGCAGCAGGGCGATGTAGGTTTTGGTCTGGGCCTCGAACGCGGTAATTTCGAGCTCAAACATCTTCAGCTTGAGCTCTTCCAGACGCCCGGCAGCAACCGCAGCATCCACCTCCGTCTTGTACATCTCGATGAGCTGTGCATTCACGCCGATCTCGGCGGTGTACTGCTCAATCAGTGCCTTGTTGATGTCTGTCTTCGCGCGCTCGGCATCTATCAGCGCGGAATACGCACGGGTCTCAGCCTCGTACGCCTGGATCTCACCCTGGTAAATGCCCAGACCGATCTTGCGACTCTCCTGGCCCCCAAGGAAGCCGCGCATGTAGATGTCATATATCTGCCCAGCGGCGGTGTTCGCCTGCGTGGCCGCATCCAGTGCCCTGCGCCGGGCCTCGTTCTCGTGCGTGACGAGCAGCTGCTCCATAGGGATGATCTGCTCCAGCGCCTTCTGGATATTCGCAATCTCCAGCTCAGCCTGTTTGATGGCCACATCACGACCGAGGGAGATCATCTTGCTGCCGTACTCGTTCCTGACCTGCAGCAGTTTCGCCTGGGCCGCACCGGTCGGGGTGTGGAACCCACGCGCCGCATCCTGGCGTAGCGCATCTGTCTCAGCCCCGAGCGCAAGCCCTCGTTCTCGGTCAGCCGCACGGCTCCAGATAGCACCCTCGATGGCCGCCGGAAGGCCCGTCCCTCCGGCCTGCACCCGGTTCTTGAGTAGGGTAAGGTGGTCCCACAGCGCAGTAGACACAGCGTTATCCGCTGGCTCCACATACGTCACGATTTCCCCTTTGAACGCCTCGGGCATTTCGCTGATTATCGAGTACGTCGGCTTCACCCCAATGAAGGCAGAGATACGCGGAACCTCCAGCAACGGCCTGGTGGGCTGGTCCAGCTGCGGCCTGGACGGTAGCGTCGGCAACGTGATCCCCGGCGCACTCCCAGGGGCCATAGTGTCGAACGGCCCCGGAATGCTCGGGACATACCCGATGCTGTTTGTCGGCTTCGTCGGCAGCGTGAGCGTGGGGACGCTCTCAGGGGTTGTGAGCGGTGGCTCAGACCCGAAGTCCAGCGGCGATGGGGTAAACGCGACTGGCGCGGGCGGCGCGTTCATGGCGGGCGCAGCCGGTGGAGCGATGTTTATCGACACGCTCCCAACAGACTCCCTAAACTGGCTGCCATAGCTCGCCAGATCCCCTGAGAACCTGTTTATCTGGCCGAGCAGTGAATTCACCAGCGTGACCCCGTTGTTTCTCGCCTCTGTGATGACGTTTATACCGCTGGTTACGTCTGCTATTGGAACTCCATTACCCATATCTCCCCCTTAAATTATTCCGACTGAGTACGTGTCTTTGACCCGTACCGTCTGCCCAGTTCTCGATACCAGCAGTGCGTCAGACTTCTGCCCGTTCGGGGCAGTGCGCAGGATGTAATCTCCCTTGCTGTTCGTCACGGCATAGAGCCAGTTACTCGGGCTGTTGTTCCCCTCGACCACGTACCCGCCGACGTTCAGCCCGCGCCCTACGGCTACAGCTGACTCAAACGGCTCTGGGATGCCGTAATCCTCGTGCTGCACTGTCGAAACGTAGCCGACGGACCAGTTCAGGCGCACGAAGTCGCCTGTGTCGTAGTCCTTGTACCAATACAGCCGATTGGTGTCCTCGACGGTTGTGACACTTACCGTGCGCAACCACGCGAACACAGTCGTCGGGAAGATGCCCTGAAAGACAATCACCGGCTTCTTAATGATGGTGGAGTGGTTGTCCTTGATCAGCTTCCCCGTCCAAGCGGGAGTGGACACAGTGTTATCTGGCGTGAAATAGGCAATCTCGAAGTATTCGTAGCTGTACTCAACATGCCCGTGTGTGTCTATGGGGCCGTAGTTGCTGTCTGGTGGCCCGTACTCCGCAGCGTCGTGTGGGCTGAAATTCGACATCGCCCCCGTGCGGGTTGTTTTGCGGGTTGTGAGGTACAGAGCGTTACCTGCGTACCCAGAGCGCACCACCTTATAGTCATCCGACGTCGGTATCGTCTGGGTAGGGAACACCCGCTGCGCAGCGAACGGCGCCTCGATGTTGATGATGGTGTCTCCGACGACGCACATCTTCATGTTCTGGCTGAAATTGACCGGTGCCTTCCCGTTCACAGTTGCCGTGCCAAGCATGCGGTCATATTTGACGTCAGCGACCTCTGTGGAATTGTTCTTGCGCAGTATCTTCGCTGAGTGTATCCGCACGGTGCTGCCGTTGAAGTCGGCAATCAGCATGTCGCCCCCCCGGACCCGCATGCCATGGATCTGGCCATTCAGCAACTGATACCCGATCCCGTCACAGTACACCCACCCAGACAGCGCGGCGTAGGGCTGTGCGTAAGCGTTCGGGTTCTGCAGGTAGCCTGATGTGCTGGTGATCCTGTCAAACGGCTCATGCGCCATGTCGCCGCCGCCGGTACCGTCCCAGGTGAAATACTTGCCGACGCCATCATGCTTCCTGGTGTTGCCTGCGTACATGCCAGCAGCCGCCCCAGAGGAGAAGTTGGTCGCGTCAAAGCCGAACGAGTACAGCCGCGCTTTTGCTCTGTCCGGCCCGGTCTTGTTCTCGTTCATCGGGACGACGAGGAACCCCTGTAGGGCCTTTTGCGGTGTTTCCAGCTGGGACGTTTCTGACTTGTCACCCACCGTCAGCAGCACGTGGTCCGTGTCACCTTCGGTGGTGACGGTCATCGTGTCGCCGCCGGGTAACACGTAGGTGTGGCTGGGCGACTGGTGCGTTGCGTTGCGCACCACGGAATCGAGGTACAGGTGATAAGCGTGCGCGAACTGCCCCCAACGGGTGTTCGCAAGCTCAACCCCGCCGTTGACGTGTACGACGGTTTTCCGGGCTTCTCCGTTGATAAAGAAGGCCGGTAGCAGGCTCATCGCTGAACCTTTCGCGCCATCTCAGTGGTGACGAACTCAGCGCTGTCCAGGTCGAAGTCCTGACCCTGAGACTCCAGCGAAAAGGTGAAATAGCGGGTTTTGAACCCTCGCCCAAAAGCGACTCTCGATGTCTCCATGCTGGAGCCGGTAAGCGTATAGTTGTACGACCCACCGGCCTCGTCTGTCACCGTGACGATGAATTCCCCGTCGCCGCGCATCCCCAGGTAGGCATACTGCACCCCCGAGAGCTTGTTGCCGTTCGGCTGGATGACGCCCGTTGTGATCCGGCTCTTTATGTCACGCCCTGCGTCGTCGTCACCATCAAGCCAGTACAAGCCCTGGTCGTTCGCGCCCATGTAGCGCTCGCCCATCTTGGCGAAGCTGTTGAAGTTGTAGCCTGTGTACTGGGTAACGGCAGCGTTCCTGGTGTTCATCGCCCAGGTGGTGTACGCGGGCGACGCGAAGAATGTTTTGAGCTGCACGTGCTCCCGCACGATGGCCTGGAACAGCAGCGTCTGCGCAGGTGCATCGGCCAGGGCCACGTCCTCGCTAACCGTCGCGTACAGGAGCACGTCCGTCGCCGGTGCGTCGCTGACTTCGACCGTTTCTGCCAGCGTCGTGACGAACCCAGCACGGCGTGCCACAGTCGATGTGAATGCAACACCATCAGAAGCGGTCTTGTGCCCAGCGTAAGCAGGCGCAGCACTGACCCCTATGGAGTCAGTGGCACCTGTTGTTTGCCGGGTGTGTGCGGTGTCAGACGCCGCCAGTGTCTGGGTAAGCAGCTTGTGGAATGCGGGCGCCGGGGCATCCGAGACTGCAAGTTCTACAGCTATGACGACCCCAACCACGCCGACTGGGGTGCTATCCGCGAAGTCTATCGCCTCGCCCAAAGCCCGCGTTTTGTACGTGACCAGCGGGGCACTTTCACCCACCTGAATACCGTCAGTCAACCCTACAGAGTACATTGCCGCCGATGCAGTGTCCGTAATCCCGAACCGGATCGAAACGCCTTTCGCTGCTTGCGCGACAACCGTATCGTCCACATAGAACACCTGAGCATGGCTGTGCGCCTGCCGGGTGTTGATAGCTACAGAGAACGCCACATCCTCGGGGATGCCTTCCCCCCCGGTGATGGTCGGTGCCACCAGCGAGTATGCATGCTCCATGGTCGGGCCATAGGCCGACGGTTGACCGATGATTAGCGGGGGTATGACCGAGTGTACAAATGACGCCACTACCCCATCTATGGTCACGGCAGACTTTGCGCTGGCTGGTATGAAGCTATGCACAATCGTGGATACAGCCGCGCCGTAGCTGAACGCTGTCTCTGGTAGCTTGCCAGCCGGAACTTTGTAGCCGGTACTCGGGTAGCGGGCGGCACGTGTGAAGCGCAGCTCGTCAATGTAGCCAAAGCCACGACTGCCTGGGTACGAACAGAGGTACACATCAGCCTCGGAGTACGCAGGTAGCCGGGGGATAGCTGTCGTGGCCCCCACCCCATCGACAAACAACGTCACGTCGTAGTCTTTACGCACGACGGCTATGTGCCACCAGCGTTTTGCCCCACCATACACATTGTCGTGGTAGAAAGGGTACAGCGTGCTGATGGCGATGTCCTGCACGCCGTTTTCGTCCCACTGCGTCCACTTCAGGTAGCCCCGAAGCCTCTCATTCGCCGGGTCGGCATCGTTTTTATCTACGCTAATCTGCCAGCCTTTAGACCCCTGGTTGTACGAATTCCCAGCGACAACGCCAGTTGCTAGCTCGGCACCCCACAACTCGATAGTAAAGTCACCCATGGAGAGGTCGAACTCTGCCCCGTATGGGGTGCGTAGCGTTCCACCGCCATCGTAAAAACTCCCGCCATAAAGCCCAAAACTGGTGACGTACCCCCCGGAGGCGTACAGCGGGTGCCCTTTGGCATCCCGAAGGTTCGACACCGCGCCATTCGGCTCATCGAAGTGGCACAGCAGCGCCACTTGCCCCCAGTATGGGTCTCCGTCGCTGCCCGACCCGCGCGGGAGAAAAGCCGTTGATGGCACTGCGTGAGGGTCCGTCGTATATCGGGCAAACCCGTTAGTGACACGGAAGTCCTCAAGGTACCCCTGAAAATATTCGCCGGGGCCTGACCCGTCAGCCGACCCAGCCCCGATGACTACATGCGTGTCCCAGGTCGTGCTGTCGCCGTATGTTCTGGAGGTGTACCGGTACGGTGTCTTGGTCGTAGTCACTACCGGACCGCTTGAGCCGTTCACAAACACGCGGTAGTCGTCCCCATAGCGGCAGACTGCCACGAACGAGAACGTGTTGACGCTCAGTGCCTCTGTACTGAGGATAGTGGTATCGGTGTTGGAGGGGCCGTCGTAGAACTTGAAGCTGATCACCCCCTCTGCGGTCATGTAGAGGGCGTAGCTCCGGGCGCTGACGCCGTTGCCGTTCCACTTGGCCATCAGCGCTGAGGTCTGTATCCTGGTCGGGTATATCCAGAACTCGATAGTGAAGTCGCCGTCAACGAGGTCCAGGTTACGCGCGGCGACCATTGCCAGCTTGGCCGAGGTGCCGTTGAAATACAGGCTTGTGGGCGCGAACTTCTTGTGCGCGTCCGTGTACACGGTATCGGCCTGGTTGTAGATCAGCCGCCCTTTGGCGTCCACGATTGCCTTTGACCCTACCGTGCCCCCGCCGCTAAGTAGCAGGACCGTGCGCGCCCACTGTCCGTCTGCCTCTGCTGGCGTTATGCGCGATCCGCTCGCCTCAGCGGGGGTGAACGCACAAATGACCGTCATGCGCACGCCGCTCGATGACGGTGGGTTGTAGAACGGTAGGATTGGGGCGATGAACCCACTGCCGTCGTAGTGCCCGTAGTGGCTGGAAAACCCAACCGAGTCGATGTAGAACGACCCGCGTACCGCCACAGCGCCGAATTGGGTTATGGACAGCGCGGCTGTGCTTACACCTTCGGCAAACTTTACGCCATTCAGGAAGTACCGGATGACGTTCGCCTTCCGACAGACAGCCACGTGGTACCACGTGGCCGTGGACATAGCTGGGGAAACCCCTGGCGGGGTGTACAGGATGCCATTTCGCTCGTATATGTACACCCCGCTGCCATCTATAACGGAGGTGTCGTTCGCCATGGACGCGAAGTTCAAAAAGAACTCCAGAGTGAAATCGGCATACGCGGCGATGGTCCCTGACCCCGACGGAAGCTCCTGATACACCCCGGCGGGAAAGAAAATAGACGTACTCCCGAACTTGTGGACGGTGTCTGCGTTGGCGGCACCGTACGTCAGGAACATGGCCCCCGTAGGGAAATACGCGCTTTCGCTGTCCTCCGTGGCGTAGCCGTAGCCTACCTCGTCCTCGCAGCTAAACGACCACGATGTGTCGCTCCCGTACTTAAACCCCGTGTGGAATAGATCGAGATTGAGCGCCTCGCCTGGGAGCAAGACAACATGGACCGTTACAACCGCGCCGTCAGCCATTGCGTTCTACGGTTAAGGGTTGGTCTTACGCAGCGTGCTGGCTGTCAGGCTGAACGTGTCAGAGATGGTAGACACGTCCTGCCCAAAATCCACACACGCGATCAGCTCATCAGCGCTCGACGCCCCACCCCGTGTCTTGTAGTAAATCGCGTAGCGGGCAGTGATGGTAGATGCTGGCCATGTCACAGCGCCGAGGGAAGTGTCCACCCGGTCATTGGTGGTGTCTGTCGCCCCCACCGTAACCGTGCAGGCCGTACCCCCAGCGCTATATCCAGAGCCTGTCACCTCGTTGGTAACATCGCTGCGCCGCGTCCACGTATCCTTGTTCGGCGTCGCTGTTGATGTCAGCAGCATGACCTTGAAGGAGTCGTTGTTGTAGGTGATGTTGCCAAGCGCTTCGTCGCGCATGGCAGAGTTGAATACAAATCCACTTGATGCCATGGGTTGCTCCCTTATGCGTCAGCTGCTGTCAGAACGTAGGTGACGAGCAGCTCATCGTCGGAATCGACTGTCTTAGCCGTCGTGAAGCGTGCCGCACTGAACAGCGTGCCGCTCGTTCCGCTCTTGGTGCTGCTGGAAACCAAGAATGCTCCGTAGATCGTCTTCGTGGCGTTGAACGTGAAGCTCGCACGACTGGCGCCGTTGGTGAGTGACTTGGCAGTAGCCGACACCGTGGTCCACGCGGGGCGTGTGCCCGAGGTGTAGGCCGTAGTCTCTGTCGCCAGCCCGGCAATGGTCGCTGCAGTCACTCCAGCCACAGGGGTGTAGTTACCCTCGAACAGACCGATGTACCAGCTGCTCAGCGCCGAGGTTTGACCGAACGACGCATTGAGCGCGTAGTTCAGACCCTGATCGACGACTAGGTTGTCGAACTCGAACTGGTCGATGACCTCACCCTTACGGATGATCTGGCCGATGTATTTGCCTGACATTGCCAGACGTGTCTCGTTATCACAATGCATTTCAATTACCCCTAAATCTGACAATCTCCGCATCAACAAAATCGCCAAACCGTGCGGAGCCGGTAGGTGATCCGGGGTGTGATGCCACCCCAACAAACTGGTTCATGCCGTCCTGTGCGCGCACCATCACGCTCATGGACTCGGCCTTTGGAAATTCAAAAATCTTGTTGGTCAGATTCACCAGCTGACCTCCCGGCATACCGACGCACACACCTCCATCGGTGAGGAAGAGGACGCCAACGCCGGGGGCGTCGCCTTTGAGCACGTCAGACATGTCGATCTGCTGTGGTTGTTGGTTCGGAGCGCGGCGAGTGGATACCCGTGTTAGTTGCGCTGCGTCGAACGTGCCGCCCATGAAGAACACGCCCGTCTGTGTGCCGATGAACACGCCATCGCTGACGCCTCCGAGGAATGTGATCTCGGACTCCAGCAGCTTGTACCCTCCGACGGCGTCCACCAGCTCGTACTGGTACGGGTCCGTCTCCCACAGCACATTGCCGTCGGCCAGCAGAATCCGCCCGAATAGCCACGCAAGCGGGCCAGGACCAGTCGGCGGCGTCTTGTTCAGTGTGCGCAGCGGTACGTCCCTGATGGCGTCCGGGTACACATTGATGGCGCCGATGACTCCTTCCGCCGCCAGCAGCAGCGTTTCGCCATTCGGGGCCGTCATGTAGATCGAAGCGGTGTGCCCTGAGACTGTCGGGATAGATGAGATCGCAACCGCATCGCCGTAGACGATCCTGGTGTCGACCACACCACCTTCCAGCCCATCCGAGTCCCTGCGGTACGTCAAGGCCACCAGACGTGCGCTGACTGTTGCGCTGCCTATGGGGGCGACGGCGAACCCAGGGACGAGCGGGACACCCCACTGTTGGGCCATGCCCTGTGCCGCGAATGTCAGCGCCTGGGTGCGGGATTTGGCGTAGATGCGGTCGCCCACGCGTACGTAAGACAACGGGTCGTCACCGACTCCTTGGGCGATGACGTCTAGGGCCATGGACTGCGAGAACCGGCACAGGTCGCCATCTTTGACGGCATAGCCTTCTGTGTCGGAGACTGCGAACAGGCTGTGGAACCCACCGGCACTTATGAGCGTGGTGCCACGGCGGCGGCGCAGTTTCCCGGCGTTGTCGATGTCTGTGTTGGTGGCAGCGGTGAGGGCGCCTAGAGGGATGGCCTCTTGCGCTACCTTGTTTGCCAGGCCCGAGAACTGTTTGATGTCCATCAGTTCCCCTTATGCTGCCGCCACGACCAGCGTGCGGTGTTCGCGCAAAACAGGTGCAGTCCTGCTTTCTGCGGCGACAAGTAGTGTTCTTGGCTCTGCTGCAACCACCATCCTGCGCGACTCTGGTGGGACGGCGGCAGTGCGCGCAGCAGCCGGGTCGAACCTGTTTATCCGCCCAGCAGACGAGCTGATGGCGATGCTGGCCAGCAGCGCCTGAGCCGCTCCGGTGGCACTCATTGAGCCTGCGCTAACCGCTGCGGAGATACCTGCCAGCAGCGCGCGCGCCTCACCGAGCGCAAGCATTGCGCTGATCTCAGTTTGGCCTTGTGAGTCCTGCAGCGTCACGCTGGCTGTGCCTACAGCGCTTAGCGCGCCGGCTGCAGACTGGGTCTGTACGCCTGGTGGCGCAGCGGCTGCAATGCCCTGCGCCGTAACCGTGCCCGCCGAGCTGGTGGCCTCTGTGCCTGTGACGGATGTTGATCCGGTACCCGATCCTGTGAGGGTGCCAACCGCTGCTACAGCCTCAGCGCCGGTGAGGGTGCCAACTGCTCCGGCCTGGGCGGATACTGGATACGCCGCTGCCGTAGCCGCCGTGCCCTGGAGAGGTACTGCTGCGTCCCCGGTAACCGTTACCGTACCGGCGCCGGACTCGCATTCAGAGCCTGTCACGAGGGCTATCTCCACCCCCTGAGCCGACATGTCCCCTACAGATGCTGTGACTTGCGCGCCGGAAAGCGTGGTACTGGCGGTTCCTTGGGCGGCTACCGCGCCTGCACCCGTCGCTACCGACGATCCCGCAGCCGCAGCGTTGGCGTAACCTTTGGCGACAACCGCCCCGGCTGAGGATGTTACCGATGCACCTGACAGGTTGACGGAGGCATTAACGGCCACAAAGAACGTGAAATTCGCAGCATTCCCCGCTGGAGCGGTGTATGCACTCGCCCCATAAAAGGAGAAGTTCGCAGCATCCCCGTTCGGTGGCGTGTAACTCATACTGGCACCAGCCTGTCGTAGATGATGGCGTTACTGGTGCCGCCGGATACAAAGGAGAACGCCGCATTGGGGGGTGTAAAGTCCGCTGTATACCGCGCCACACCTTTGGTTACCCGAACCTCGTCGACGTAGCCATTGAACGTATAGGTTGTCGATACCGCTGCGCCTATTTTCAAGGTGCCTTCGGTGTAGTTAGTGGAGCCCATAGAGCCTGTCCACTGCTGCACGCCGTTCAGGAAGAAATAGCCTGTCGATCCTGTGGATACGACCGCAATATGGTTCCAGGCGTTCGCCGTGAATGTCCCCCGCGCAGTCCACGAGCTCCCTGTCGGGTAGCCGTATGTACCCACATCCCCTGTGCTTTTTGTGCCCACACTAAATGCGGTTGAGTTGGTGTCGGAAGCGCGGAAATCAATAAGCGTTTCCATGTACGACTGATCCCCGGCCCCCGCCCTGTAAAAAAATAACTCTACTGTGAAGGCTCCTGAGCCGAATATGAGGTCCGAGGCAGATGGCGCTCCTATGTAGTCACCAGCCCCGTCAAAATACATGCTGGACCCGCCGAACTTACTCTGCGTTGTGCTTATCTTTGCACCGCCGTAGGGGGTGAGCACTTTCCCTTTGCTAATGTCAGTAAACACCGTTGAGTTATTCGCCCCGTCCCCGTGCAGCAACAAGGAGACGGCGAGCACGTTGGCGTCGTCTACAGTCCCGTCATGCACGATGGCGAAGTGCTCCGTCGTATCCGCCGTCGTTACGCTCCACGCGCCAGTGGTGCCGTCAGATACCACTGTGCCGACATGCGAGCCAGAATCGCGCCGATAGACGCGCACTAGCCGTGCGGCGTTCGCATTGTTGCTGTCCTTAACTGTGCCAGAAAGTGCTGCCATCGCACCATCACGCGAAACGGATCATCGACGTGGTAGCACCGACGGCAGGCTCCACGCATGAGAACGTGCCGTTGGTGCTGGTGACTGTCCCGCCGAAGTCCATGATCGCCACCACCGCGTTACTGCGGCTGGAGTTGACAATCACGCCGCCCACTGCGCTGATGGTCGCGGAGGTCACATCAGGGATGGTGAAGTCGAGGCACCCCGTAGCACCCTGTAGGGAGGCGCTGAATCCAGTCATCGTGATCCCCCCGGACGAATAAGACCCGGATGGCGTAATCTCGTCCGTGCCGATATTCGACGTGCTGGGCGTGCCTGTGCCCGGCGTGCCGCCTGCGGTCAGTGTGGTGTCATATGTACCGGCGTGCCCAGACTTAATGAGTACGAATTTGTAGGTATCTGACGCGGTATGTGGTGTCATTGCCAGCAGCGCAGCTTTGAAGGCGGGGGATATGCAAGTTGTGAGGGCCATTTGCGGTTCCTTTAACGGTCAACGATCTTGAGGGTGATGGTCCGGTCATCAGTGCGACCTCCCAGCGTTGTGATGCGGCATGTGAGCTTGAGCGTGTCCCCGACAGCCCCACCCGAGACGAACGCAGTGGCGGTCGTTGAGGTGTATGTGGAGTTGGCTACCGTCAACCCTTCGTCAGGGATCCACTCGACTGTGTCGATGACATCCTCGGCATCAGTCAGCCAGGAACCCCAGTTGAATGTGTAGTCGAGGACAGCGTCGGGGTCTTTTTTGAAGGGGCTGCTCATCTACCACACCGCCTTATTGAAAAGCGGCCTATTCGCCTGGGAGTCACGCCGCATATTGGTTTCTGGTCGAAGGCCAAACACGCGGGTGAAATCCAGTAACGCAACGTCCGACTTCTTTTGGTTAAACAGCTCTTCGTCTGGTCTGCTGTAGCAGCGGTAAAGCGCCCATAGGACTAGATGCCGATGATGGATAGCGGCAATCTCAGGCTCCCACGAATCATCAGGATCTGACAGCGGAAGCCGGTATGCCTCAAGCGCGATAACGCCATCATTGCCAGGTATGCAGCACAGGCGCAATTGCGTGTCTGTCTGGATGGCCTGCCGTGGCGTGTCTATCGTCGTGCGCCAACCAGGAAACATCCTGTCTTGCTCTACGGTGTCTGTGAGATATAGCTCTGTCTCAGTCGTAGAACCAGCAGGCGTAAATGCTGCCCTGGACATTTCAATAATTGCCGGGTGCAGGTTGTATGTTGATGTTGGAGAAATGACGTTGATCCGACACACGGCAGCGGTGGATACGTCATGGATTAACCGCGCCCGGATTGCAGCCTCTTGCTCTGCCTCTGCCAGCCACTGAATGATTGACGCATCAGACGAGAGATATGGCGCGACAAGGTCATCCGTGTCACGCCTGAAAATTGCAATCAGCTCTTCTTGCGTCATGGCACTGGCCTAGTTCGCGCCGTACTGGTCGATCAAGCCGATGGCCTGAAAGCGAAGGTCATCAATGCTCTTACGCTTGTCCAGCTTGATGCCGTACTTCATTTGAGCAAAATCTGAGAGCGAGTCTTTGTCGCTCATAGCGGAAACCGCATCGCGCAAATCTTGCGTGTCATCGGCCTCCGTTTTGGTAGCTGGGACAACAGCAATGGGCGCATCAGCTACGCCTAGGACGTAAACGTCCGGGTGCTTGAGCATCAGACGTGCTTTGTCTGCTGGGACTAAGCGGGACTCACCCTGATTGAACAGAATGCGAGTCCCAAAAGCGCCATCAACATACTGCGCACGCTTGCCGATGTACTTGACTGATACGTGATCCATTGCTGTGTCCCCCTTGCGCTTAGGGAGCGCCAGTCAGAACGCCATACACCAGAACATCCAGCACGCCCACGGAGTCGTTGGTGGCGGTATCCCAGTCAAGCACAAGGTACGCAGCTTTCGGCAGCGTTACAGGTGCCACAGCGGTGTTGTCAGCGCGATAGCGGCCTACTGCATTCAGCACCAAAGATGCTGTGAAGTAGTCGGCATCCTGCGGTACTGCCGTCACGTCAACACCATCGACATAGCGGAATCCCACCTTGGCGGCTGTGGCTGCTGTGAATGCGTTGGACACAATCATCAGCGCATCCTGCAACTGGAATCCTGCGGGCAGGATGCCAATCAGCAGTTCATCAGCTGCCGTGGGGGCGGCTGCACCGTCGCCGTTTGTCCACACGCCACTAGAGTTTGTAGTGACGTTGAATTGCAAAACAGACAGATTGCCGTAAGGCGTGCCGCCGAATTGCTGCTGTGATGCCAGCTGCTTGCGGGTAAAGGTAGTTGCCATTTTGTTATCCTCCGTTAAGGGTTAGGCGGGCAGCTTGACAGCGGTATCAATCGCAATCACGCCGTAGTCGGTGAACTGCTTGGTATCACCATGGTCAATCTCGAAGCGAATCTTCGAGCGGCCATTTATGGCACCCAGCAGCAATTCCAGCTTGTCGCCGTGGTCCAACTCCTTCTCGGAGAAGAAGAACGGGAAACCCGACTTGGTGTGCTTGCCCCATGCCTCGGCCAGTGCTTGTCCACCCAGCAGAATAGCGCGATCCACTGCGTGAGTAGTGCTGAAACCGGCAGGGATCAAGTCCGTAGTGGTCTCCGTCTCGCTGGTGTAGCTTGCGCACCAACGCAGAGAGTCGCCAGCGTAGAAGCGAATTGGCTTGGGCATCTTGACGATCAAAATACCATTCCACAGTCCAGCCTCACCCATGAAGAGCGGGTTCTGCCCGGCTTGCTGCGAGCGTGCCATGGCGTTTGCCTGAAACGTGCGGAAGGAGCCGGAGTTAGATTGCAGAATGGAGGTGTATTGCTCACTCGATACCAGCAACACGCGCAACGGTGAGTCGCTAGCCATCTTGTCACCCTCGAAAATCACAGGAGGGGGAGGAACTGCCATGCCATCAAGCGTGGTGCGCAGGGCATCAATCAGGTCAGAATTCATGACATCGGTTGTAGCGATGGTGATTTCGTTACCGGATGCTTTGACTGTTTCAATGCCGCTCCCAGTGCTGATGAAGTGGCGGTTCTTGGTAGGAGCCTTGACCGGGTTCACAGCAATTTCAGCAAAATCAGGATCGGACGCCGGCGGCAATGCCCACTCGATGTTGTTGTGGAAACCACGCGCACCGGCCAAATGCGTCAGAATCAACTGATCGCTCAAGCGGTTCATGTAGTTTTCTCCCAACGCACGTGCCAGCTTGCGCAGCTCATGCGGTGTACGTTGCTGCGTCATGGTGTCGCCAGCAGAGATGGGGTAACGCGCCTGGTTGATGCGCAGACGGTCTTGGCTGAAGGACATGCTGCGTCCCAAGCCCTCGGCCATGCGAGAACCCATGATGGGCTTGCCACCCATGGGGTTAATCAGGTCAAACGTGATCTCGTCACCCGCAGTTTTTTGCAAGTCCATGCAGCGAACGATGGGCATCTCGTTGCTGGACTGGCTGCGGATCGTGCTCTCTGCGTCGGCTTGCTGTGGAAACTTGCCTGTGAGACGGTTGAGCGTCGTGTTGCGCTGCATGTTTGCAGCAAAAAGACCAGCACTCTGCAACTTGATTGCAAGGGCTGATCCATACGGAATATTGGTTGCCATAAAAATCTCCAGCGGTGGGACCGGCTACGCTTCACAGCGATGCCAAATCAAAAATGGTTCAAAGAACCCGACTCATGAGGGCCATGATCTGGTCCGGGGATTTGTTCCCGAACTTGGTCATCAAATCCCTATCCGACATTTCCAGCATTGCGTTGGCTTCGTCTACTGCGGCGCTTGAGCCTGCTGGCATTGCAGACAGGCTCATGGGCGGAGTAGCTTTGGCTTTGGCAATTACTGCCTTTGCAGCGGCCACCGTCGCCTGTTTGTCAACAGGTGGCGGCGTAACCGCTGCGGGTTTTTGCGGAGTTGTTGCGGCTTTGAATGCGTCCAGCGCCTCGATGACCTGCGCGGCAGTGCCATGCTGTAACGCCTGGGCAATGCCTGCTTGCGCATACGAAGGCTGTTGCTTGATCCATCCATCAAGCTCTACGCTTTGCGCAATGGATTCGGCATCTGGATGTGCTTTGTTTATCGCATCGAAATGCGACAACTTCTGCAATTCAAAGTCCCGCGCTGCAAGTTCAGCACGCACACGCTCTGTGGCTTTCGCTTCGGCTCGCGCCTCTACGTCGGCCAACATTGCTTGCGTGCGCTTATCAACCAGGGATGCAACACCCTTGGCGATGCCAGCTTCTGAGAAGTCTCCAAATGCGTTAGCAATCTCATCAGGGCTGATCCAGCCTGTGGCCTGCGTTGCATTGGGGTCAGCAGGTGTCTGACGTTGCGCAGCTTGTGACTGCGCTTCCTCCAGCTTTCGCTGGTAGGCATCTACCTGCTGCTTGTAATGCTGCGCGGCCTTGCGGGCCTCCTCCAGTTGCTCATACGGGATGGTGTGAACACCATCTTTCGCTAGCACAACCGGCGTCGGCTCAGGTTCTGGAGTAGAACTGTCTGCGCTTTCAACAACTTCGCTTTTGGCTTCGGTTTCTGACTCGGTTGCAGCGCCGGGCGAATCGCTGCTTTGCGGCTGCTGCGTTTGTGCAGTACCGCTATCACCCTCTTGCAATACCAGCATCTGCATGGCTTGCGCATCGGTCAGTTGACCATCCACCTGATTTGCCTCGAAATACTCGGCTTGATTCATCTTTTGTCCCGGCACTTATCGCAGTGCCCGCTAGAGGGACGAGCTAGGGGGCACATACGTCCCCGTCACTCTCCATTTAAAGGAATGCCACGCCATCCCGGCGTTGCTCTATTGCGACCTCTCACGAGGATGCAAGCACAAGTTTCAAGCTATGTCAAAGAAATATCAAACTCTGCAAATTGAGGATCAATAATCGCCCAGGTTGATCCATGTGATATTGACGGTGCCCGACACAGTTACGGTTGCATCAGCGTCAATGTCTGTTGCACCGGCCACGGCCAGATTCAGGTATGCATCGACGGGCGTTGTGGTGCCGTCGAATGGTGCCAATACGCCTACACCTTTGGCGACTGCTCCTGCAACGTCAACCGTCGCGCTGGATGTGAACGCAGTTACCTGCACAATGTCTTGCTCAGTTGTGGCAACGGTGGCGTTGCTCTGAGTCACTGTTCCGATGCCGTAATTACATGTCACGCCTGCGTTGAGCGTGTCAGCCAGGACTGATGTTGTCGTCACAGCGATGGATGCGGTTGCGCCAAGTACCAAGATGCGGCCTTCGGGGAAGTCGTAAATTTTCACGCCGCCGCCCTGTTCGGTGTTGCGCATAGTGATGGGCGTTGCTGCCAGTGTGAGCGTGGTCTGATGCACGACACCAGTTCCAGCTTCGGTGGCGGTAACTGTTGCACCGTTCTTGACGCCTGCGGTGGACGATGCCGCTCCAAGCGTGGACACCTTCAGTTCACCAGAGGATGTGTACACGGACCACTTGAAGCCGTCATAGACTGCCGACTCAAGCGTACCCAGTGTGGCTTTGAACACGGTGTAATTGGTGCCGCTGTTCTTTTTCGATACCGTAATGGTGTGCGATACCGTGTCGCGGTTGAGAACCACAACATCCCTGATTTCACGTGAAACAGTGCCAGTTGGCAGTGCATCGACTACTGTTACTGCGGTGGCGCCTGTTAGCGCGCCAACGCTGTCTGCATAGTTTTTAACACCACTTTCAACCGTATCGACATATGAGGCAGAGTAGCTGGGTTCGGTTGTCGTGGCTGTGGCGTTGGAGACTACAGTCAGACTGCGCAAATTGTTCGAGAAAAACATGGTTTGACCTTTGTGAAATAAGGCCCAAACGATAGTTTCTACCCGGCATTACTGCAAACTCTGCGAATCTTCTCGCATTGTGTTGATACCTGCGTTTTCACCCACGACTGCGCTCCCTTGCGGCGATGTCGGGTCCGTTGGTGTCTGCGGCGATGTATCGCCTGGGTTTACAGGGCCAGGTGGCACAGCAATGTTTGGCTGCGGCAGGTTGGGGTCTTGCCCGGATGGATTTGGTGGCGTCCATCCTGCGTTCTGGAGCACCACGTCCGCCACCGGCGCGATCTGTGGCATTTGTGCAATGAGTTGACCAGCCTGCACGGCGCCAAACGCCGACTTCACGCCAGTGGACACAGCTTCAGCCGTGATTTTCTTTATATCGGCCTCAAGTTTGTCCGGGTTGTAGCGTGCCAGTAGCTCGCGGTCTTTGTAGTCGCGCTCCCATTCCGCATGCACCTGCTCTGGCGACGGCTGCGACTTGGCCTCTTGGATGGCCTGGATGATCTCCTGCTTGTTCGGAATATCCATCAGGGCCAGCAGATGCGGCAATGCCACGTCCTGATACTGCGGAGGCATGGACTTGAACGCCTCGCTCATTGCGGCCAGTTGTTGTGTGCGGAAGCTGGGTGTACTCGGCACGTCGCTCAATGCCACCTTCAACCGCGTGCGCGCAACGTCATTTGTCAGGTACTGCATGCCAGTTTCGTCGTCCGATGTCGGCTGATTGAGTGCCACATCACGATCAGGAAGCACGGCATTGCCACGGATCGTGACAGTCTCTGGCTTGCCAACCATATCCTCGATGATGAGCGACAGCAGCAGTTCTCCCACTTTGGTACGGCCATAGCGGAAGTTATCCATAAGGCTTGCCAGCGACTGCGTGGCCTGCTCGATCTGGGTGGCCTCCTGCAGCCCGCTGTTTGCTGTGCCGCGCTGGCCAGCAAACGACGCAGTGATGCCCGATGCCCGCTCGATACCCATGCGGGCATCCATGAGCATCTTGTACTGCTGTTCGTTGAGCTGGAAGTCTCTGAATACCTCGAACTTGGCGCCAGGCTGCGCCATGTGCTCGGCGTTGAGCACAATGTCAGCGTCCGGGCGGGCTATCTGTTGCCTGAACACTTCATCCGTGTACACCACTGCGCCGCGAGTGCGCTCTGTGCGAATGGCTGATAAGCCCCAGCGGATCTTGGATATTGCGCTGTTTACGTTATCTTGCAGATAGACCATGCCGCGCACGCTGCCGTAAGGCACGCCGGTTCTATCTTCTCTGTGGCCCCAGAATGGCGCGTAGGGGAAGTCCTGATGTGGGTACGGTGTCGGCCCGTCGTGCAGCTTGTGCGGCCCCATCCAGAACGAGACATGCATCTTGGCGATGATGGCTCGCTGTGGCTGTATAAAACCAAGGGCCAAAGCCTCGTTGTGCATATCGTTGGTTTCGTCGTACTCAACCACGCGGCCATCGGGCGATTTGAGAATGACGACATCGGCCCAGCGTCGATACCAGACCTCGAACAGACAGACGCGGTTATTCTCTGAGTCCATCCATTCCTGTTCTTCGATGCTTGATCCGCGTTGATCGTCCCATGAACGCCCCATATTGGTGGATGTTCCGCCATCGGTAGCCAGCTCATATTTATCAGTCCAGCGTCCAAATGCACGGTCTATCAGTTCGGCATGCTCCTTGAACATCAATCTGGCCTGCGCCACATCAACCCAGCGTCGGCGCACGAGGTAGCGTGCATCGCTCAAATCAGGCTTCTTGCTCAAAAAATCCCAGTAGATTTCGTTGCGATGCACGGTTTCGCAGCGGTACGGGAACGGCTTGAACGGGTCAGTCTCACGCAGAACCTCCACCCAACCAATGCCAACGCATACCTGCGTCTTGAATGCGTCTGAGCACGCACGGTCGGCACCGGATTGGCGCTCTGCGTGGTTCAGCTTCTCATTGAGCGCGTCGGCCACATCATCACCATCTGTGCCATCGGCAGTGATACGCCAGTCAGTGCGCGTTTTGGCCTCCAGGCCCAGTACCGCCTCGATAGCAGGCCCAATCAACGGCTCGATAGCCGGAGGCATACCGATGGCTTTCTGTGCCTGCAACACCTCACTGTTGAGCTGATTGCCATCGACGTACTCCATTTCTTTGTCTGCTCGTGCTCGCCAGGATGGCTGTTTGCGTATCTCGATGAAGAAGCGTTCAAACTGGCGCAATGACAGACCGCCATCGTCTGCAGGCTGGTCTACCGGGCTGATTGTTTCGTGGGAGAGTGAGTTAATCATAGATACCAGGCTGGTGGTGGTGGTGGTGGGCGTTCTTCGTTGGATGCTTGGCCGGAATAAGTCAACAAGCCGGTTTCCTTGGCCTGGGCATACTGGCGCAAGGCGTCTGCACCTTCGCTGCATCCGTTAGCCTTGTCTGGATCGTCCGTGAATCGGTTGTCTGCGCGGCTAAACTTCTTCTTGTAGCCTTCAATGCGCTCGATGCCCTTCTTACACCTGTCTGCGTCAATGAAAATGCCTTTTAGGTGCTTTCGGGTCTGCTGGATGCCGGTGATTAGCTCTGTGATGCGGGGCACAACAATGAACTTTTGACCTGGCATCAGCTCCATCATCATTTGGCGGGTGCTCTTGTTGTAGTCGCCCAGGCGCTTGTGGTCGGCGTCGTGCGGTAGGAAGTGAGCACCAAACACATAGCCCTTGGCGGTCAACTCTTTGACGTAGTGGCGCAAGTCCTCTCCGTGGGCCTCGTAATAGTCAATGAAGCGGTCTTCGCCGCGCAGCTCTTGATGAAACCAGACTGCGCATCCGTCGCTATTGCCAATGTCCCAAAACGTATTCACTGGAAGGTCGAGCACAGGTACGCGGGTGACGCCTCCACGCTTGCGCACGGCGATCATGTCCTTGGCGTAGTAGTTGCCCTCGGTGCTGATCTGGAAGGCTTCCTCGGGCGTTGACGGATACTCTTGCCACATCCGTTCTTCGGCCCCTGAAAAATCAGATGCTCGGGTGGCGATGTACCAGGCGCGCTGGTCCGGGTCGATGCGGCATTGCATCTTGGCTTCGATCAGGTCGAAGTATTCATGCTCCTTGTCGCTGATGTGAACCGTGTTGGCTGGCAGCCGGTACTTTGGCTCTTGCCACCACGCATAGAAGTGGAAGCGGTAGTCCTTGGGTGTCAGTAGCGCCTTACTTGCGTCCATCCCCTCCGCGCGCTGCACCAGTTCATAGAACTCGCCTTCGCGTCCCTCTGCGGTCGATTCAATGACCAGTATGCCGTTCGTAGGCACAGAAGGTATTGATCCAGTGATGACCTCGGCGGCTTTCTCCGGGTACTTGGCGCAAATCTTTCCGAACTCTGAAATGTGCAACCGGTGGATGGTGCCCGAGCGCATGGATGTCGCAACGCGAACACTGGAATTATTGTGGGCAAATAGCAGTTCGTCGGCATTGTCGGCCTCCAGCGGGAACCTGTCTCGCACCTCTGGCGGGAGATTCTGATACGCGAACTTAACTTTGTCGCGGAATATGACCTTTGCTGCGTCCCTGTCCTGTGCGATGATGCCGCACCGCTGGTTTGCGTTGAACAGGGCATGATCCAGCCACAGAATTGATACCAGAGTGGTAAATCCAAGCTGGCGGGCCTTGAGTATGATATTGCGGTGCCATAGTCGAGTGACAAATCGACGCTGGGCGCGGTTTGGCTTAAATGGAATGACGGCCTCCACTTCGCCGTCATCGCCTTTAATCATAATTTTGTACAAAGCCCCTGAGAACAATCGCCACTCAGGATCAGCCAGGCAACGGGCAAGCTCCTCCTTGTTCGTCGGCAGTGCGGGCTGAATCTCTTGAGCCTGTGCCACGGTCAGTCCTCGTCGTGCGCAGGGTCTTGCTGCACTGGCTGGAATGATGAACTGTTGCCTGTGCTGATTTTGAGCAGTAGCGTCGTGAACGCATCGGCTTCGGCAGGGGGTGTGCTGTCAATACTGAACGCCTCTCGCTCACCTTTGCGAACCTTTTCATCCACATCGGTCAGCTTCTTGAGATCATCCACCAATGCACTGCGACCCATTGCTTTCTTGAGCGCATCATTCGCCCGATCAATCCCGTTTTCGTCCGGGTTTCGCACCATCTCGATCACATCGGCCAGGTCAACCATGTTTATGGTTGCTTGCTCAACCTGGTCTAGCAGCAGCTCTTTGATTGTTGTGATTCGCTTTAGGCCGACTCGATGCCCGAGGATTACTCCGACATTTACATCGGCTGCGGCCTCGATTGTGTTGTGTACTTTTTGTGAAGTTCCGTGAACTTCTCGGCTTACAAGATCGTCAATTAACTTTGCGTTGGTAGCTTGTCGAATAGCAGTAGCTAGGTCTTGAGTCCATCCGTGCTTCTTGGCGTTCCGGGCTATCAGGCTGAAACTCACCTGATATTTTTCAGCCAGTTCACGACTTGTGAATTTCCCCGTACGGTAATCTCGCTCTACCGCGTCCCAGTCTGTCTTACGCTTTTTCCTTGGCGCTGCTTTTTCCATAGCTGCGAATATTGCGCAGCGTCAAGCGTCTAGTCAAACTCTGTAAATTACACAGCCACCAACCCAGCCATAGCAAGGGCAACCTTCTTGCTCTCACTCGGCGTGAGCTGCAACACGTCATCCCCGATTTCGAGCTTGATAAATCCGTTGTTGAGAAAAGTCGTGCTGACTGGGCGTGACTGAGGCTCGACAAACGCTGGTGTGTACACGCCAGATTTGATTTTGACAATCCTGTCCGACGAAAGCAGCTGCTTGATGTGATGGTCCACAACCATCAGTGCCACGCCGAAGCGAGACGCCAGGTGCTCCCGTGTTGCTGGCTTCTCTCGATTGTGCAAATCCTGGATGCACTCAAATACGAGCTGGTTCGTGAGTTTCGGTGTTTTGTCCATCAGTTCTTTGCTCCTTGTGTTTGCAGCCTTCGCACTTCGGGTCGTGCATGCCAAGCCAGGTCCGTGTAAATTGACAATCCTGCTGGCCGAATGTGACGATTGGCGGGCGATTAAAACAGCCGTACTTTTCAACTGGTGGCGTCATAGCCCAGAACTCCCAAGCCCGCCATCCCCACGCTCCGTTTCTGACAGCTCATCCACCACATCAAACGAAACGCGCTCAACAGGGATAATCATTGCCTGGGCTATGCGATCACCCGGATTGATTTTGTAGGGCGGCGATACATCATCATCCGGCGCATCGCAGGTGAGCTTCACCATTACTTCTCCCCGGTATCCAGCGTCCACGATGCCCACGCAATTGGCCAGCCGAAGGTCGTAATTGAACCCGTGCCCGCTGCGGCTGAATACGAGCATGGCATGGTCTGCCGGGATCTCGAAAGACCATCCGGTGCCACACACAACCGGCGCGCCTTCATAGACGATCTTTCCGATGTGCGTATTCCCGTCTACAGTGGCCGCGTAAAGATCAAAGCAGGCATCGCCGTGATGTGCGTAAGTTGGAACTTTGGCGTTAGTGTGAAGTTGTTGGATGTTGATGTTCATTGTTCAGAATCTCCAATGTGCAGTTTTACGAATCCACCAACCTCATCCGCCAGCGCGATAGCGAATGTGAACCGCGAATCGTCAACGCCCAGCGCCCACGCCACACCATCAAGACCAGCCTTCATGCTGGCAAGCAAGTTGTCTAAGTCCCTCTTGCGTCGAGTAGGTGCGAAAAAATCAAGCCTCAGAGCGATTTCCCCTGTGGGGCAAGGGGGTAGTAGCCCGGCACTCTTTGTGATGGCATAGCAAGCCGATTTATAGCCTTTAGCATGCCTTGCGCGAGTCGCCCAATGGATGCGGGCATTAGGCGAGAGCTGTTTTGGTGGCCAAGGGAGTGTGAGAGTGCAGTTCATTCCACAACCTCAGCCTGCTTGTACCGCTCTTGCATTGCCACGTCAGCAACTTGCATGGCGAGCGAGACAGCGGCATGTATGCTGCTGGGGGGCATAGCCGAGTGAGCCACTTTTGCCATGATGCCGCCAAGGACAATTGCCATCGTCAGATCGCGGAGGTCGTCCTGCTCGATCATTGCAGCGCTCCCGCCAGCCCGACTTCCATGTCGTATTCATCGCTCAACACCGGGCAGTCAGTCTGCCCTGGGCCGCAGTAGCGGTTTAGCAAACTGGCTTTTTCGTCAGCGCTGGCGTGTTGCGGATGTGCCCGGCTGTGCGGGGAGGGATGGACTTGTGGGTCCGGGTATGGGTGGTGCATTGGTGTTGTTCCTCTGTTTGAGTTGGTTTTGGATTTGTGGCCACAGATCAAGCCAAGCGTTTTTGTGATGACGTTGCAGAAACGCAATCTGGCGCTCCTGCATCGCCTTGCTCGGGCGTGCGTTGACGATCATTCGCGCCATGCACTGGATGCAATTGACGTTGTACTGGCCGCTGATGGGCGTGTTGTTGGCGTGTTGGCATGATTGGCATTCGATAGTCACGCCCTGGCAATCCCATGAGTACGGGCAATGTCGGTAATGAAATTGTGTGCAACGCTGCTGGTCATCGTTTCTTCGTCAAAGTCTCTGCGGCAATCGCTGCCACTTATGCGGTAAACGTGCCATCCAGCTTCACGTAGCCCCGCATCACGTTTTGCGTCTTTTTCTTTGTCGAGATGAAACGCCTGTCCATCACATTCGATGGCGACTTTTGCGACTGGATTTGCAAAATCAACAAAGAATTTGCCAATTGGAAATTGCGGATAAAGCACAACATCTACCGCACGAATGTCGTGCCACAGCCATTGCTCAATCGGCGTAAAAAAAATGATGCCTTTTCCTTCATCCCATGCGTAAGGATCAATTCCCCACTCGTTGCGCTTTTCAGCCATGATCTTTGGCAGGTTGATGCGGTAAAACTCTCGGATTGCGTCCCACTTGTTCATGCTGCGCTCCGACGTTGTTGGAGCATTTGCACAAAGGACCGCGATGTAGCAGATACATCTTCATGGCTTCCAATCATCAATACCCGGTAATCTCCTGGCTTGTTGTGGATACATGCGCGTCGATTGATGGCCAATGTTTCTGGAAGCGTTTCAACGTGCAGGGCGTTTTGCTTTTGACTCCACAGCAATACCCATTGGTTTGTAAGATCAACAGAAGATTCAGACATTACAAATTCCTCCCTTTGACTGTTGATGTTGTGGATGACGGTGCAGGTCCGGACCACGATCCAAACTTTGTTTGCGAGCCTTGATAAAACAGGTTGACAACACCGCAGCGACCATTTCTATTTTTCGCAATGCTGGCCTTGGCGTAGTTTGTCCACTCTGGCCCCATGTCCGGTTTCGCCTGGATTGGACGATGAACAAAAATCACGGTGTCTGCGTCTTGCTCAATCGCGCCAGAGTCGCGGAAGTCCCCAAGCTGTGGAGTCGAATCTGTCCGCTCTTCAACTTTGCGATTAAGCTGTGCAAGGCACACAACGGAGATTCCAAGCTCTTTGGCGAGCGTTTTGAGGCCACGGCTGATTTCTTCCAGTTGATAGACCCGGCTTTGCTTTGAGTCAATTCCAGACATCAGGCCGATGTAATCCACGATCAACACATGCAGCCCATGCAATCGCTTTATGTTCCTGGCCTTGCTGCGCACTTGGTTGATGTTCAATCCGCCTTGGTCTGATGCGTAAAAGTTAAGCCTTTTTGCACAATCAATCCCATGCGAAACTCTCTCCCAGTTCAGGCCGTTTTTGCTAGGTCGTTTCACATCTGACAAGCTCACACCACCCAAAATTGCAATTTGACGGTCGCGCAGTTCGCTGTGTGGCATCTCCATCGAAAGCATGGAAACCACATGATCGCGGGCCATGTTCAGGCCGATAGTCATGGCCAGCGCTGTTTTCCCCATACTTGGGCGCGCGCCAATAATCACAAGCTCGCCAGGGCGCAATCCACCTTCAAGGTAGTCATCAACATCGACAAGCCCAGTCGCCCACGCTTTAACCTTTCCATCCGCCCTGTCATCCAGGGTTTGCGTGTGCTGGACCATACCGTCATAAGCGCTCACCCACTCATCGCGTGGCGCTTCGTCCATGAGCTTCACAAGCTGTCCTTGAGCTGACTCGATGCGTTCTGCTATTGATCGGCTATGGTCATGTGCAAAACCGGAAATTTCCGCGCTTACCGACAAAAGAGACCGGCTCTTTGCGCGCTCAATTACGATCCCTGCGTAGCGCCGGATGCTGGAAGCGCTTGGCATGTACTGCGGGAACTCGTTTAGTTTTTGCATTGAAATCCGGTTTTCCATGGCATGAAAAACGGTAACGGGGTCACACAGTTTCCCGGAGGAAATTTGCCGTGCAATTTCTGCAAAAACCATGCGAGTCAACTCGTTGGAAAAATGCTCAGGCTTGAGGCTTTCGTCGATCAAATCAAATGCACGGTTGTCTAACAGCAGCCCGCCAATAAGCGCGTTTTCGGCTTCAAGGTTGCAAATCTCTTGATTCATGCTGTTGCCTTTTCTAAAACTTGCGTCAAACCTTTGTCAGTCATCAAAAAATCAATGTCGCATGTCCATCCTTTGTGCCCGGTTGCTTTGGGAGTTCTGCCCATGAGGAAATCGTTTTCTCGGGCCAACTCGAAGAAATCCCGGAACCAGTCAACCGCCTGTTGTGCGTTTTCTGCCCGGCGGCTTCCGTCTGGTCTGGTGCTCGACAGCACCCATTCCCAGCGTTTTTTGATGGCACGTTTGCGGTCGTCAACCATGACCCGGACGTTGGGGAGTTCCGGCAACGCCTCCCGGTACAGCTCGACGATTTGCTCAGCTGGGCAAGGCGGAAATCGTGGTGCAGGTGAGGTATTTGCCTTTGTCGATTGATCGGCAGTTGCTTGCTCCACTGCGGTCGTCGGCTTGTCCGGCGACAAAATTCCGTCGGCTACGGACGTAAGGATGTTTATATCCTGTTCCTGTTCCTGATTAGGCAAGGGTTCTGGAAGGGTTTCAGAAGGGTTTCGCAAGTGTTCTGATTTGGACGGATCAATTCCGAAATAAATGCCACATTTACCAATGAAATCAGCCTTCCATGAACACTCGTCTGGAATTTGCATGACAACCTTTAATGCAGATTTTTTTTGATTTGGGTTTTCTGGTGGATTCCATACGAAATGTTTCGTTACCCATACCCATTTTGTAGCTTCGCAACGGGTTGCGAAACCGTTCGCCAACAGTTCCGAAAGGGTTTTTTTTATCCTTTTAGAATCCCATTGCAAGTCATCACAAGCGTATCCATCTGGCAGTCTGAATACCCCGGCAATGGTCCCGTGTGGGCATGTCAACAAATATATTGCCAGCGCACGGCCATCATCTGAAAGCGCTCTAATGTTTGGGCTTGTCCAAAATGACGTATGGACTTTCCCGTAATCACGCATACTGTTTTTCTCCAGAAAACAATAGTCCCCCCACATAGAACACCCCGGCAGGCGGGTGGAGTAGCCGCTTTTCGGTAGCGAACCTAGCCGGGTTGAAAATCATGCTGTAGCGGCCTTCCTGCCTGGTTGTGCGATCCTGTTCACGCCTATAGGCAAATCAGCCAGGGGAGTTGCGCCTTGTGCGTATTCGAGTTCGATGGACTCGCCGGGTGTGAAGCGGTGCATGTTGTAGTGGTCGCCCTGGAGTCGGATGCCGAAGCCCACGCCGCCGCTGGTCAAGCGCATGGTGACGGAGACGGACTCGACTTTGCAGCGAATCACGTTGCGCTTTGGTGGTGCGGGGGTTGCTGCGACCTGGGGGTGTGCTTTGGCGTTGAGAAACACCCGAATGACTTTGAGGTGAAACGCCGCGCTGATCCAGGCCGCGTAAGCGATTACCAGTTCACGGCAAACGTAAGTTCCACCGTTTCGGCCTTTTACCGTATTCGTGAAAAGGTGGTGATCCCCACCTTTTTGCAATTCATTCAAAAGCGCCCGTGTTTGCTCAAGTCGTATGAATTCGACTGGGCGATGGCGAAGTTCTCCGCCAGCAGCTTTATGAAGATCATTTAGAGAGAAAAGGCCGTCGTGTTGACGAACGGAAAAATCACCGATGGTGATGACGGATTGCGACATGATCTTAATCCTCCAAGTGTTTCCAAATCCGTTTTGCGCGGATGTTGGAGACAGTTGATCGGACAATCCCGTATTCGGCAGCGATTTCTTTGTGAAGTCGCTTGTCTTCCCGAATTTCCCTGACTTGGGTTTCTGTGAGTTTCGCTTTGTAGTGATCCTGTCCCCACTGGTGGCGACGTTTTTCAACCATGTCGAGCATGTTGTCGTCGTGCGTGCCAACTTTGAGATGCTTCGGGTTGATACATCCCGGGTTATCGCAGGTGTGCATGACAACATGCTTGGCTGGTATTTCGCCAACGAATGCACGAAATACGAGGCGGTGCAGGTAATACCTTTTGCACTCTTTTTTGCTACCAATTCCGATTCGTAAGTATCCGTCGTCATCAGGAATTCCGTTGCCAGTAATACACGAATCGGGGAAGTCACCTCGAATGAGGTCGAAGTTTGTTTTAGCCATGATGGCATCTCCAGTCGTCTCTGTGGAACAACTGCCGACAAACTTGCACATTTGGCGGCAGCCCGAATGGGTGTGCAAGACCGGGAGACGCGGAGCGCGACCGGCAGGGCCTGGACCCTCCCATCCGGGCCGCCATAACTGGTGACCAGAATTGAAAAAGCCGCAGACCTTGCGGGGTGCGGCTTTTTGCCGCGTCTCACCGGACTTGCACATCCGACCTCTTTCGAGGCACCGTAAGTATAGCGCGGGAATTGGGCGGTGTGCAAGCGAATCAGCTTAGGAGGTTGCACCACGCTGCCCGGTTTCGCGCCGACAGCGAGGATCCCCCCACCGTCACGGTGCAACGCGGTGCAACCGCCTAAGCCTCCGTAGCCAATGCAATTCATTGCGTTGCCCGATCCTGGTTGCTATCTGATGCGTGAGCGTCGATAGTTACGGCATGACCAAAAACATGATGACTAAGTACCAGCTTGATGTACTCAGAAAGAGTGCGTTCGTGTCCCGCTGCCAGGCGCATAAGGGCGGTTTCCAGCGACTCGGGCACGCGAACCTGTGGGAGTTGGCGGATGCACTTTTCCATCTATGCCTCAGCGTGTTGGTTGCGCAGGACGGGGAAATTGAGTGTTGCAAACTCACCAAAGTGTCTAATTGCAGCGAAGTCATACAGTCTTGCAGCTTCTTCGGCTGTTTCTTTTACGCCAAGATGCATATTCTTGTAATGCATTTGTATGTATGCCCTGAACTTCCCGCTACGAGTTTTTTCAACTCCACGGAACCCACTCTTCCCTACATTGCATCGCATGTTCCCGCAATTTTCAGTAGGTGTACAAATCCTAAGATTTGCCTTTCTGTTGTCGAGCGGATTTCCATTTATATGGTCAACGAGCTGGCCACTATTAGCCATAGTCAACAACCTATGCATATAGAAGTTGCGTTTTTTCTCTTTACACCATCCCATTACATAAACTTTTTTCGTCTTTTTGCCACAGAGAACTGGGACCCAATTTATTTTGGCTACACGATCAAAATCGTCATCATCAATCGTGACATGGATGTCATCGGAAAGCGTTATTGTTTTCATGGCTCAAGCCGCTTCTTTCTCTTGCTGCGCTTCTGTTCCACGAATCAGCGCCCACGGAACATCCGCATTCAAAAGTTCGCACGGTATGCCTGTGCGCACCTCAATATCAGGGCAGTACTTTGCTGGCACTCTGCCCTGGATGCGCCACTGGTATACGGTAGCGTGCCCATTGAGTCCCAATTTACGAACTGCCTCCGATGTACCTCCAAGGAGTTCAATGGCGTAGTCGATTTGATTTGTTTCCATACGCTGATTCTAGCTAGATTTTCTTGCTTTGCAAGATACCCTAGCAGATAAGATAGTAAAAATGTCTTACAGCACACTCATTAAGAATTTCCGCGAGTCACGCCGGATGACGCATCAGCAATTTGGTGATGCGGTTGGCGTGTCGCGTGGGGCAGTGCAGCAATGGGAACTCGGCGTCACAGCACCAACACGCAAAAACCAGCCTGCTGTTGCTGCCTTCATGGGGATAAGTGTTTCTGAACTTATGGCAGAAACAACGACCTACCTACTAGCCCCAGGTGCGAAACCATCAAATCCAGCTCTAGCCAGCATGCTACGTGCGGGACGCACTACTGAATTGATAGACCTTGAGAACAACCCGGACTATCCGGCCATCCGTAGGGTGAACATCTCAGCCAAGGCTGGGGTGACTGGATATGCAGTCGATTATGTGGACGAAGAACGCCCGCCTATCTTCTTTCGGCGTGATTGGTATGAGTCAAAAGGTTACAGGCCAGACAGAATGATCGCCATTCGGGTATCCGGTGAGAGCATGGTGCCCAGTCTGTTCGATGGCGATTTGATCGTTATCAACACTGAACAGAAGCATCCCAAGCAGGGTATTGCGTTCCTGGTGTCTTACGAGGGCGAGGTGGTCGTAAAACGCTTAGTGCGTGACGATGGCCAGTGGTGGCTAACGAGCGACAACCCAGACCAGCGTCGTTACCCGCGCGTCAAGTGCAACGGCGGTACTGAGATCATTGGCGAGGTTGTTTACCGACAAACTGAGCAAATCTGACAAGACGCAACCCAACACACCGCCCGCCGAGGCGGTTTTTTTTCGCCTACGGAAAAAATTTTGCAAATAAATGCTAGTTTTACTTGCAGTGATAGATTTTCTAGCTAGAATAACGCCATCGCAGCGAATCATCGTAGCGACAGTCAGCAAAAACGACGAACAAAGAGGTAATCCCGCCACCTGAAGCCGGGACTGATGACGGAATGAATACAAGGCCGTCGAATCACGTGGCTGTGAAGCCAGAGTGAGAAAAGTTAAGCCCTGCTCACGCGGGGCGAAACGTGTGCCAGTTGGAGACAGCGGGCAGACGTTTTTCAATGGAGTAAACAATGGAAGAAAGCAAGCAAACGTCTGAAACAGCACTCGTACTTCGCTGCTGCAACGCTGATATGAGCAGTAAAAACGGCTTTGTGTGGCCAGGTGTCGGGTGTGTTGCAACGGCACCAGATTGGATAGATAACACCGAATGCGGAAATGGCCTGCATGGATGGCTGTATGGGCAAGGCGATCACAGCACAAGCGATTATTTTTCAAATGTCAATGCAAAATGGCTGGTCGTAAAGGTCGCGATTGCCGACGTTCGAATGCTCGGAGGTAAATGCAAATTTCCGTCTGGGGAGGTTGTGTTTGTTGGGAGCAAATCAGAAGCCGCGAAGTACATCATTGAAAATGAGCCTAAAGCCGCGAATGTTGCTGTGATTGGCGCGGTACTTGAGTGCGGTGATAACGGAGTTGTGCAGGGAGGCGCGTTGTCTGTGTTGACCGGTGGCGACTCCGCAAAGATGACCGGTGGCTACTCCGCAAAGATGACCGGTGGCGACTACGCAACGATGACCGGTGGCGACTCCGCAACGATGACCGGTGGCGACTCCGCAAAGATGACCGGTGGCTACTCCGCAACGATGACCGGTGGCGACTCCGCAACGATGACCGGTGGC